GTGATACGATTCGCGGGAACTGAGCCTGCCAGCAGATTCGCACCGGCTCCGATGGCAACGGGGTTGGCCACGTCGTAAGCTCGGTTGTACTCCCAGGCTTGGCCGTAGACCGCGCGATCCGTGGCGCCCTGGAGGAATTGGTGGACGATTACTGGCGCCTGCGTCTCCGCCGCCTCATGCACGCGTGGAAGACCAATAAGATGCCCACCGTGGTTACGCACGATCTCGTCGATGACACCCATGACGAAATCCTCAACCTACTGCGCACTAACCAAGCTACCGTCACTTTTACAAAAGCAGATGGTAGTGAAAGAAAAATGGTCTGCACCCTCGTTGAATCAAAAATTCCAGCAGACAAGCGACCAAAATCCAAAGAGAGCGAGGAAGGTAGCAGCACTGTTGGATCCGCAGTTCGTGTCTTCGACCTAGAGAAAGGCGAGTGGCGTTCTTTCCGTTTTGATTCTGTAATTTCTTTTGGAGTATAATATGTTACAAGTGATTTTGGTTCTTCTCTTTGCCTTGGCTGTTATTGTTTTCGGTCCATTGGCATCTCTCTGGGCATTGAACACTTTGTTCCCAGTTCTTGCAATCCCATACACCTTTGATACATGGGCTGCATCTCTCATCCTCGGTGGAGTCCTTTCTGGCGGCATCATCCAGTCGCGTAAATAATGCTTGACTTTTATTCATAAATGCGGTATAATTATATTATGGAGGATAAAAACCTATGGCTGTGAATACTGCAAAAAGACTTGAAAAAGTCGAAATGATTAAAAACAAGATGCGTGGTGGTGGCGAACCAGTCGTTACGTCTGAGAACTATGTCTCGCAACTTACCAGTGCCTTGGCATGGTATAATGTGAACGAAGATGACAAGACTAAACGTAAGTGGTTGGCCACATATTTCACCACAAACAATCAGAAACAAAACATCCCACTATTCAACGATATGCCCGACTACGAAGTTCGTCAGTTGGCTACATTGGCACGTCTTAAATCACGTGAACAATACATCAGCGATGAGCACTTGGTATGGATGTCACGTAAGGTTACTGAACTGATTGCGAAATATGATGCAAAGAAAGCCAAGGCGCAAGCCAAGGAAGTTGATGCACCAGCAGTTAATGTAATCTCAATTCAAGATCGTATCGAAGAATCTGCCCACAAACATGCTGCAGAATTTGATGCTGGTGTTGATGAGTTTGTTTTGACTAAGGGTAAGACAGAATTTTCAGCGAAGACCTATCTTGCTGCGAATGCAGTTTCAGCACCAGTTGCTAAACGCATCGGAGAATTCTTCATGCCATTGGCATCAGAACTCCGTGAAGCAATTGCTGGTGCCGATGAACAACTTGTTGAAGGTTATTCAAACTTCACTAAACGAGAGTTGAAGAAGTTCGCTGATTTTGTAGATACGATGATCACTGACTGTTCGCAACAAGTACAATCTGCCAAGGCAAATCGTGCACCTCGTAAGCGTAAAGAAGTTCCTGTTGGTAAACAGGTTGCCAAGATGAAGTTCCTTAACGAGGTTCCAGAGTTGGGTCTCAAGTGTGCCGCAATGACAAGTATCATTGGCTCATCTGAGGTTTGGTTCTATAATGCAAAGTATCGCCGATTCGGTGTATACAAAGGTATCGATGGTTCAACAGTTTCTGTCAAGGGAACAACTATCATCGGGTTTGATGTTAAAGAATCGAAGCAGTGGACTCTGCGTAAACCAGAAGAATTCTTCAAGGGATTGAGTATGGGTAAACGTGCATTGGCAAACGCTGTGAAAACTTTGAAGACAAAACCAACAGTACCGAATGGTCGCTTCAATGAAGAAACACTGCTATTGGGAGCATTCTAATGAAATATATTATGTTAGTTATGGCAGTTGCTCTTGCTGGTTGTACACCATCAGCTAAGGAAACTGTCTGGGAAGTATTGCCCGATGGATTAAAAGATTGTAAATTTTACGAGATTAGTAATTCAAATGGAGCGACAATGAAGGTTGTTCGTTGCCCAATGTCTACAACATCGATACAATATCAATCTGGTAAAGCTACGATAAACACAGTTGTTGTCGATGGTGTGGAGTATACAAAGAAATGATTTTAATTGATTATAGTCAGGTAGCACTCAGTGGTATTCTGACATTCCAACGTGAGTTAAAAGGTAATGAGGAAGAAGTTAAAAACCTTATTCGACATGTCACACTCTCAACCATTAAATCTTTCAAGAAGAAATATGGTCATGAGTATGGTGAAGTTGTCATCTGTTGCGATGGTCGCAAGTACTGGCGTCGTGATGTGTTTGAACACTACAAAGCAGGGCGAAAGAAAGCACGTGACGCATCCGATCTAGATTGGACATTGATTTTTGACACACTGTCAGAAATGCGTGAAGACCTTGCCAAGTATTTCCCTTATCGTGTGTTGCATATCGATCGCTGTGAAGCAGACGATATCATTGCAGTAATGACCAAGTGGGCGCAAGAGAATCAACTTGTAACTGAAGGTTTGGTTGAAGAGTCTCAGAAGATTTTGATTCTCTCATCTGATAAAGACTTCAAACAGTTGCAGTTGTATCCTAATGTGAAACAGTGGTCACCGATGCAGAAGAAATATGTAACTGCAACGAAACAAGAGATTCGTGATTATACCATTGAACACATTGTTAAGGGTGACGCTGGCGATGGCGTTCCAAACATCCTAAGTAAAGATGATGTGTTTGTTTCTGGTGAACGACAAAAGCCAATGAGTGCTAAACGATTGGCTGAGTTTATTGAGAAAGGTATAGACGCATGCCGCAGTGATGAAGAGAAGCGTAATTGGGCACGTAATGAAACATTGGTTTCGTTCACTAAAATCCCAGATGATGTTACGCAATCTGTTATCTCTGCATATATGAACAACAAACCAACTGGCGATAAGATGGCAATTATGAATTATCTTATTGAGAAGCGTTGCCGATTATTGCTTGATGAACTAGAGGAGTTTTGATGAGAAAATATGTTACCCAAATGCTTGAGGAAATCAATGCAGATCCGAAGAGTATTGAGAAGTACAAGAATGACGCAGCACTGAAGATTATCTTCGAATATGCGTTTGACCCTTCCAAGAAATTCATTTTACCAGATGGTGATCCACCATTCAAACCATCTGCCGAACCATTGGGTATGAGTCCGACTAATTTGTTCAACGAGTTACGTCGTCTGTATATTTTCTGTCGTGAAGATCTTACATCAATCAAGCGTGAGTCATTGTTCATCTCTCTACTTGAAGGTGTGCATCCAGACGAAGCTAAGATGTTACTTGCCGTGAAAGATCAGAAGCTAACAAAGATGTATCCAAAAATTACATCGAAGTTGGTTATCGAAAATGGTTTTACTATCAACATTCCCTTCAAGGAAAAGACAGTAAAAAAAGTGAAAGCTGGTGCGACGCAGCAATGAAGCTGGCACCAGCCATCCCATGGTGGAAACGTGTTATTAAATTTATAATGGAGAAGTGATATGCCTAATTGGTGCGACAATGCATTGACACTGACTAACAGTGATAAGAGCAAAATTGATGCTGTTTCGCTGGCTCTTGTTGGATCGACAAAGGGTTTGTTTGAAACACTTCGCCCCAATCCCAAAGGCGAATGGGAATACGACTGGTCAATTAGTAACTGGGGCACCAAGTGGGATGCAGACATTATTGATTGGGAACGACATGATGATAACACCATCTGGGTCTCGATGAATACAGCATGGTCACCACCAACTGCACTCTATCAATATCTTGTTGATAACGGATGGGGTGTTGAGGCAGTTTACTATGAACCAGGAATGGCTTATGGTGGCATTTTCACTACAGAAGATGGCGATGACTACTACGAACTTGACTGGACTTCACGTGAAGATATTGAGAATCTTCCTGAAGAGTTGATTCAGTTCGGAGATCTTCTTACTCAGTTCGATGAGTATGAGGTTGAAAGACTCAGAGAAGATTGGGAAGATGCCGATCGCACTGAATGGTTTTCAATGGATGTAGTTCCACAGTACGAAGGTTACTACGAAATTGAAATTAAGAATTATGATGACACTTCCCGTGTTGAATTTGCAAAATTTGTAAACTCAGAGTGGGACTGGTGGAACACTGACAGGTTGTTATGTTGGCGTGGTTTAGCGAAGGATCCAAATGAAAAAGAAGTGGGTTGATGCGTTTATGGATACTGCTGAGAGATTTGCTCAGCTCTCTAGTGCAAAAAGATTACAGGTTGGTTCTGTTGTCGTTAAAGATAATCGTATTATCTCTATCGGTTACAATGGTATGCCTGCTGGTTGGACTAATGTATGTGAGGACGTCGTACAACTTTCCGACGACACAACAAAATTGGTCACAAAAGATGAGGTGATTCATGCGGAAGCAAATGCGATTGCGAAACTTGCTCGTGATGGTGAGTCTGGCAGTGGTGCTAGTATATTTGCCACTCATGCTCCTTGTATTCAATGTGCGAAATTGATTCATGGTGCTGGTATAAGTAAATTATACTATCGAGATGCTTACAGAGATACTGTTGGTTTAGAATTTTTAGAAAAATGTGGTATTGAAATTGAAAGGGTGACATGTCCGTAACATTACAAAATCTTGAGAGTGCATTGGCTGGCGAATCAATGGCTCATATCAAGTATCGTTATTTCGCTAAGATTGCACGTGAAGAAGGTTTCGAAGATGTTGCGAAACACTTTGAACACACTGCTGATCAAGAGATCAAACATGCATGGGGTCATCTTGAGTTGCTAATCGGTAAGCCATCTACCAAAGAATGTCTTGAGAAAGCAATTGAAGGTGAGACATATGAGTTCACTCAGATGTATCCAACTATGCAAAAAGAAGCAATCGCCGAAGGGCGAATTCTTGAAGCTGCTGAAATACAACAACAAATTGCCGAATCAGAAGAACACGCTGAACAATTTAAGGAAGTTCTTGCAAAAGCTGAAAAACGATTCGCAGCTTTGAAGCGTGTTGAAGAACGACATGCGAATGCATACAAACAACAATTGGAAAATCTATAATGCTAGAATGTCTAATCATCGGCGATAGTATTGCTGTTGGCACTAAGATGTTTCGCCCAGAATGTGCGGGCTATGCTAAAGGTGGTATCACTAGCCATGGTTGGGACAAGAAGTATGGTATGCATGACCTGTCCGCTGAAACTGTTATCATTAGTTTAAGTACCAATGATTGGGAAAAAGCAGACACTCATGCAAAACTAGTAGAGATTCGCAATAAAGTAAAAGGTAAGCGAGTATTTTGGATTGAGCCAAATCTGGAAAGCAAACCAGAAGCAGTTAAAAATGTTCGCTCAGTTGCCAACCAATTCGGTGATGTTGTTATTCCAACTACACGCTGGCAAGCAGACAAGATTCATCCAAGTTGGGCTGGTTACAAGAATATAGCAGAGAAAACAAAATAAAGGAAATTAACATGGAACAGCAAAGAGTTTGTGTTGTATGTGGGCATGTCCACGATGAAGCCACCGAAGGTAAGTGGGAAGATCTCCCAGCCGATTTTGAGTGTCCAGAGTGTGGTGTGGGCAAGGAAGACTACCAAGTACTCTGAAAACCCCTCTTGCAAGACTTTTTCATAAAAAAGATGAAAAAAAGATGAAAAAGTGCTTGACATTTATTCAATAATCGGATATACTTATGGTATAGAATGAGAAAAGGAGTTGTTATGAAGAAGGTTATAGTTGGTGTTACACTCGCTGCATCTTTGCTGACAGTTCCTGCTCATGCCCACGCAAATGGTGGCTACTATAGCCCATGGGTTCCGTTCGGTGTCGGTGTTGTCATTGGCAACATTTTGACCCAGCGTCCGACTTATGTCTATTCGCCACCACCAGTGTACTATCCAGCTCCACCCGTGTATTATCAACAGCCAGTTCAGCCACCGACAGTATATGTGTATCCTTCCGATGCACCTGTTATTCCGATGCCAGGACAAACCTGTGAGTTACGTAGTGAGATGGTCAATGGTCAACCAGTGACAGGAAATTTCTGTTACCGTCGTTGAAAATTTTTTTAAAATAATTTGACATTTAGTCGTTTTTGAGATATAATATGACTAAATACATTAGCGATGTAAAAAATCGCTTGACATTTAACCAAGAAAGAAGTATAATTTCAATCATGAAACTTTGTATATCCAGACAGCCGATGAAACACTTACCACTTAATAGTGGCTGGTCAACATCACGCAATGTTTTTGGATATGCGCAAGAGATTGATCGTGGGGGTTTTGAAAAGTAGATTGTAAACTTACTTTATTTTTCAAAACCCCGATAGATGAGAGTCTTCGGGGTTTTTTGTTTTGTAGGATAACCTACTATCATGTAAGGTTATTAAAATTAGTGCTTGACTTATATCCTGTTATGGGGTATACTTCCTGCTCGGTAGTTGAAAATTGTCAGCTACTTAAATGTTCATTAAAAATTTGGGATTCTGTTTTAAAACGATCGGTGATGAAAGTTCGCTGGAGTCATCGATCGTCTGTTCCCTGATAGTGTAGCGGTAACACAGTTGACTTTGACTCAACTATCACAAGTTCGAATCTTGTTCGGGGTGCCAAACAGAAATGCATTGCGTAAATCGTAGACCACTAGTAATGATCTGCTATGTCTATGGGGCAATGTGTTTCTGTTTGGTAGTTTAATTTAATAGGAGAATGACATGAAACGAGGTAAACTCTAGTGTCACTCAAGATCCCGTATTGGTCTTGGGTTGGCACGTAAAATCAAATAATTACGACAACCCACCCTAGATGTTATTGGTAGCATACTAGACTCTTAATCTACGAGGACTGAGTTCGAATCTCAGAGGGTGGACCAATACGGGAGTATAACTTAATGGTAAAGTAGCTGGCTTTTAACCAGTTAATCAGAGTTCAATTCTCTGTGCTCCTACCAGTTTTCTTTGGTGTGACCTTAGTGTAGCGGTAGCACCCCAGATTGTGATTCTGTTAGTATGGGTTCAACTCCCATAGGTCACCCCAAAGAAAATTGAATGCAACTTTAGCTGATGTGGTCATAGCGGTGGTCTGAAGAACCATTGAACCAAGTTCGATTCTTGGAGGTTGCACCAAATGTTTTATACCTAGGTAGCTCAATGGTAGAGCAATCGGCTGATAACCGATAGACAGAAGTTCAATTCTTCTTCTAGGTACCAGTTATTATCTCGGTGTAGTTTAGTGGTAAAATTCGTGCTTTGGGAGCATGTGTCGGAGGTTCAATTCCTCCCACCGAGACCAGTTTATGGGGGCAGTAGTGGGCTACGGTTTTCCCTTGCAAGGAAAATGTCTAGAAGGATTCGATTTCCTCGGTCTCCACCATTTTTAGGATAGGTTCTGCAACTCAAAAGAACACCAATCTGTTAAATTGACATGTTCGTCAAAACTATCCTGTTGTTTTCTATTCCGCAAAATCCGAGCAAGGTGCATGGACCTGACTGTTAATCAGTGGTTAGTTGAGTTCGATCCTCAAATGCGGAGCCAAGTTTTATGCCTCGTTAGTTTAATGGTAGAACTTCGTCCTTACACGGCGATTACGGCAGTTCGATTCTGTCACGAGGTACCAAGTTAATGCCCCATTGGTGAAATGGATAATCATACTGTGCTACGAACGCAGAGGTGGAGGTTCAATTCCTTCATGGGGTACCAAGTTATGGAAGTGTGGTCGAGTCTGGTTTATGGCACCTGTCTTGAAAACAGGCGATCTGAAAGGGTCCGTGGGTTCAAATCCTACCACTTCCGCCAATTTATTATAAGGAGATGTATATGCCAAGTGTATTTTTAACAAGTGATACGCACTTTGGTCATGTTGGTGTATGCAAATTCACACGTGACGATGGTGAAAAGTTAAGACCATGGACTGATCCAGATGAAATGGATGAAGCGATGGTTAAAATGTGGAACGAAACTGTGAAGCCAACTGATAAAGTTTATCATCTTGGTGATGTAGTTATCAACCGTAAAGCATTGAAAATTTTACGTCGTTTGAATGGTGACAAAGTTTTGATCAAAGGTAACCATGATATCTTCAGATTAGAAGAATACACGGAACACTTTAGAGATATACGTAGTTACCATGTGATGAATGGTTTGATCTTGAGTCACATACCTTTACATCCGCAACAGTTGTATCGTTTTGGTTGTAACATTCATGGTCACTTACATAGCAATCGTGTTATGAAAACTGACCAGTATGGTGTTACTACCATTGACCCACAGTACTTCTCTGTATGTGTCGAACAAACAGACTTCAGACCCATCTTGTTTGAAGACGTCTTGAAGAAAATTCAAGAGCAGGGTGGTACTGTGGGATTCAAGAACGGTAATGTTTAAGGAGAGTGGGCAGGACGGTAATGCAGCAGTTTGCTAAACTGTAGACCGTAGGAATATGGTCACAGGGTTCAACTCCCTGACTCTCCGCCAGTTCTAATGTAGGTTCGCTACCTACCGCAAACGTAAGCGACATGCGTGACAGTCGAGGAGAGACCCGAGCCATGCGACTGTGATGGAATCGGTATACATAGCAGACTTAAAATCTGCCGTCGCAAGACATGCGAGTTCAAGTCTCGCCAGTCGCACCAAACACTGTCCCGTTAGCTCAGTGGATAGAGCAATGGTCTTCTACACCACAGGTCGGGAGTTCGAATCTCTCACGGGACGCCAGTAGTTGGGCTAGTAGCTTAATGGTAAAGCGTCCGACTCATAATCGGTTGAGTCTGTGTTCAATTCACAGCTAGCCCACCAATGCCCTTGTGGACAAATTGGTAAAGTCGTCTCTCTCAAAAGGAGAAGTTGTTCTGAGTTCGAATCTCAGCAGGGGTACCAAAGTTATGTAGGTGGAGCCAGTTGGACAGGCACTGGATTGCAAACCCATGGAAGCAAGTTCGATTCTTGTCACCTACTCCAAAAAATAATGCTTGACATACAAATGTTTTTCAAGTATAATAATGTTTAGTTAGTTAGAAATTTACTCGGTTCGTCTATCGGTTAGGACATCAGGTTTTCAACCTGAGAAGAGGGGTTCAACTCCCCTACCGAGTACCATTAGTTTTGCTGATGTAAGCCATGGGCTTGATCATGCCTGAGTAACTCTGTCGATAAACGGTAGTGTGGCCACCAATTCCGTTGAGACTTAGCAAATAGTGCGTCAGCAAAACTAATGTATGGAGAAGAAGCATCAATGGTGATGCAGTGGACTGTAAATCCGCCACCTTCGGGTACGACTGGTTCGATCCCAGTATTCTCCACCAAATTTGGCCTTGTCATATAGTGGTTATTATACCTGCCTGTCTAGTAGGATATCGGGGTTCGATTCCCCGCAAGGTCGCCAGTTTTAGGATTCATTCAGCAAACAAAAAACTTTTATTGATAAAAAGCCAAAAGCGAATCCTGTTGTTTTTCGTGCTAAATACAATGCGTTAGTAACCCATAAGGTAAGGGTGGCTGTCTCTAAAACAGCATGTAGCAGGTTCGATTCCTGTCTAACGCACCATTCATTAACTAATATAAGGAATCTAACTATGAAAGATTTTGCCTAGATTATTCGACCACCATGACTTTTCTTTGCTTAACTTATTCAACAATTTTAAACAAAGGAAAATCAAAATGAGTATCGAATTAAAAATCAAATCAAAACATCTCGCTCTCGAGCCACAAGTAATTAAGCATGAAGAGCGTAAGTTAAAAGGACAAATCAAGTACACTAAAGGTACTGACGCAAATTTAATCTACAAGTTAAACGAGTTAGTCAATCACCGAAAGTGGAATGTTAGAAACGAAGCAAGAGCAACGGAGTTGGCAAGAGCATATCTTGCTGGCAAACCCTACGATTTCGTTGAGAAGAAACGTAAGGACGATGGAATGTTTCAGATGTATATTATACCACGCATCGTTGCTATGGTGACGAAGTATGGTAAAGGTGACCAACGAAAGGTTGATCGTAAGATTATCCAAGAGTGGTCAAAGATGTAAAGGTTATAGCGGTGTATGGAAGTGGTCTATCCGCTTGGTCTCATAAGCCAAGAAACGCTGGTTCGAATCCAGCCTCCGCAACCAGTTTAGGATGATTGCTGCAATCAAAAACTTTTTATTGGAAAAAAGAAAGTCATCCTGTTGAATTTGCCCCGATGGTGGAATTGGTAGACACGCTGGTCTTAGAAGCCAGTGCCTAGTGCGTCCGAGTTCAAGTCTCGGTTGGGGCACCATATAAATGCTCTTTGAAGTTTTGCTACACTGGATAACACGAGTTAGGTACTAAGTCGACTAACTACCGAAAGTGCCAGGAAGATACGGAGCAAGACAGTTTCGTTCGAATCGAACAGAGAGCACCTATATGGTAATGTAGCATAACGGTAGTGCACCTCCTTCATACGGAGTTCAGTGGTAGTTCGACTCTACTCATTACCACCAGTTTCGCCCTTCTAGTTAAATGGTATAACTCCTGTTTTGTAATCAGGCGTCGGCAGTTCGATTCTGTCGTGGGGCACCAAGTTTATTCCCTGATAGCTCAGTTGGTAGAGTACATGACTGTTAATCATGGTGTCGCTGGTTCGAGCCCAGCTCGGGGAGCCAATTTTTTGTTAAGTGAAAAAGGATGATATGATTGTCAAACCCATGAAGAAGAAGGTTCTCATTGCCGAGAACAAATCAGAAGTAAAATCTGAGTCTGGTATTATTCTCGATGACGCAAGATCTGTTCGTGAATCTAAAACTGGAACTGTGTTGGCAATTGGACCAGATGTTACGGTAGTGGCTGTTGGTGATGTGGTTTATCTTGAATGGAATAAAGCAAGTGTTGTCACTGTTGATGGTGCTCAACGAGTTATCATTGAAGAAGAGAACATTGTTGCTGTTGTTGACTAAGTAATTTCATGCCCATTTAGCTCAGTTGGTAGAGCATCTCATTAGTAATGAGGAGGTCTGCGGTTCGAATCCGTAAATGGGCACCAAGTTTTGTGGAGAATATTATGGCTAATGTTAAGCAAGGTAATTTGACTAAATCTCCACAGTGGTGGAAACATTTGAAAGAATGGAAACGTGTTTTCTGGAAATCTGAAAGAAGTGCCCAGAAAAAAGACATGAGGGAAAGATTAAATGGCTGAACATTGGAATGGTGGAACAGGTGGTAAGGGTGATAAACCAAGACCACTCTCGGTTGACAAAGAAACATTTGACAATCGTTGGGATATTATTTTTGGTAAAAAGGAAAAGACTATGAGTGAACAAAGAACTGGAACATGTGGATGTGGTCGTAGCCCAACTGGTGATTGTGTGGGTTGGCATTCGCTGACAAATGAAGAATATCAAAAGAAACTTCAAGAGCAAACTCTCTCAGAGAATAAGCAACTCTTGAACGAATCAAAGTAAAAATATCTCGCTGGTGTAATGGCAGCACGTGGGTCTCCAAAACCCTTGGTCGGAGTTCGAGTCTCTGGCGGGATGCCAATGCAGGATTAATTCAGTGGTAGAATGTCTCGTTGCCAACGAGAATGTCATCGGTTCGAACCCGATATCCTGCTCCAAAATTTTCAAAAAGAATGGAGATGTATCATGCGCACTATTAACATCGATGAAGTAAAAGCGTTCATCGAAGCACAGAGTCCCGAAACAAAAATCTACATTGGTGCAGATTCTGAGCGTATGTTAATTGGATCCGATTGGTACGCTGACTATACTCTTGCCATTGTAGTGCATATTGACGGTAAACATGGTTGTAAGATTTTCGGTGAAGTTCAAAGAGAACGTGACTGGGATCAAAAGAAAAACCGTCCACGTATGCGTTTAATGAATGAAGTATATAAAATTGCAGAGTTGTATCACAAGTTACATGACGTGCTTGAAGATAGAGATGTTGAAATCCACTTGGACATCAACCCTAACGAAATGCATGGCAGTTCATGTGTCATCAACGAAGCAGTTGGCTACATTCGTGGTATGTGTAATGTTATTCCTATGGTTAAGCCAAATGCCTTTGCAGCTTCTTACTGCGCTGACAGAATGAAACATATTCTTGCAGAATCAGAAAGAAAAGTTGCTTGACATGCAAGACATTTAGGAGTATACTTTAGGTTGTAAGGTTGATAAAAGGATAGGTTCTGCAAACAACTAACTTGGTCGAAAGACCACTACTAGGTCGGGTTCGCCTGACGAAGTGAGTTTCGAGTTCTCACTTAAAACAAAAAGTAGGAAACTATCCTGTTGTTTGATTTAGGTTCAGTTCAGCAAATTTAATTCTACTTCATAATTAGAGAAAAGTTGAACCTGTTATTTGTAAAGGAAATGAAAATGAATACATTTGTATCTGCGGTTAAAAATCAAGAAGCACGTACTGAAAACGGTATGCTTGCTCGCAAGTCCACTGCGTCTGCATGTGTTGACTTGTTTTTCAAAATTGGTGCATCACGTGGTAAAGACATCACTAAAGATTTCGTTGCTGCATATGTAGAGAACAAAGAAGTTGCTCTGCGTATTGCGCAATGGGTACGTGATGCACGTGGTGGTGCTGGCGAACGTGAATTGTTTCGTCAGATCCTAAAGTATTTGGACAAACATGATCCAGATGCTGCGACTGCTCTGTTGAAGAAAGTTCCAGAGATCGGTCGTTGGGATGACATCTTTGTTGTAGAAGCAACTAAGCCATTTGCGTTCACAATGTTGGGAGATGCTCTCCGTGAGAAGAATGGTCTTGCTGCAAAGTGGACTCCACGTAAGGGTGAGATAGCAGTGGAAATCCGTAACTTCTTTGGCATGTCTCCAAAGTTTTATCGTAAGTCCTTAGTTGAATTGACTAAGGTTGTTGAAACTGACATGTGCGCAAAGAACTGGGATGAGATTAACTTCTCTCATGTTCCATCTGTTGCTGCTGCTCGTTACAAGAAGGCATTCTTCCGCAATACTCCAGAGTATGCGAAGTATGTTGCTGCTCTTGTGAAGGGTGACAATCCAAAGGTGAAGGTAAATGCTGGTGCAGTGTTTCCATATGATGTGTTGAAGGGACTTATCGGTTCATACCGTAACAACTACAACGCAACTCAAGTTGCTTTAATTGAAAAGCAATGGGAAGCAATGCAAAACTTTGTTGGTGACGCTAACGTGTTGCCACTGGTTGACGTATCTGGTTCTATGGCATGCCCAGCTGGTGGTCACGGAAGCAATTCTGGAACTACATGTATGGACGTTGCCGTGTCGCTGGGTTTATACCTTGCAGACAAGAACAAGGGTAAGTTCAAGGATACATTCTTGACTTTCTCTGGTAATCCAGAACTGTTGCACTTGAATGGTAACATTCTACAAAAGTGCAGCCAAATGGTATCTTCTGAATGGGGAATGAATACTGATCTTGTGAAAGCAATGGACAAGATTCTTTCTACTGCTGTTAAAGGTGGTGTACCACAAGAAGAAATGCCAGAAATGCTGTTGATTCTTTCTGACATGCAATTTGACCAATGCGCTCGTTTCGACGACTCCGCAATGCAAATGATTGCTCGTAAGTTTGAATCAGCTGGTTATGAAGTACCAAAGATTGTCTTCTGGAATTTAAACGCCAAGGACAATGTGCCAGTGAAGTACGACACTCGTGGAGTTGCACTGGTATCTGGCTTCTCTCCAGCAATCATGGTTGCAGTTCTTGGTGGTGATACTGAACAGTTCACTCCAGAAGCAATTATGCTTAAGGCAGTCATGGCTGATCGCTACGCCATATAAGTAGCTTTACGATTCGAGGGTGTTCGTTAAACACTCTCACCATGCGGGATTAGTTTAATGGTAAAACAGCAGATTTCCAATCTTCGGTTAAGAGTTCGATTCTCTTATCCCGCTCCAAATTTTTAGGAGAAGCATATGAATGTGTATATTTTGTTAGATCGTTCTGGTTCGATGTCAACTCTGTGGAGTGAAGCGTTAGGATCTATTAATAATTATGTATCAAAGTTGAAGAAGAAAGATAAAGTATATCTTGCAGCTTTTGATGACCAGTATGAAATAATCCGTGATTGTTCTGCTGGTGACTGGAAGGACGTAACTAACGAAGATGCGCAACCTCGTGGTATGACTGCTCTGTTTGATTCATGTGGTAAGATTATGACCACTGCCGAGAAAGCTGATTCTCGCAAAACAATTCTGGTTGTTATGACTGATGGACATGAGAATGCATCTCGTGAACATAATCAGGCATCCATCAAGGCAAAGGTAAAAGAGTTCGAAGACAAGAAATGGGAAGTTATTTTCCTCGGTGCTAATTTTGATGCAGTTGATTCTGTCTCTGGTGGTCTTGGTCTCATGGCTAGCAAGTCTATGAACATTGCAGCTGGTAACCTATCACGTGGATTTGATACTCTGTCAACATACACTACTGCATATGCAGCAACTGGTGCTTCTATTAACTTCACTAACGAAGATAAATTACAATCAGTTACAACATTGAAAGCTGCAACGAATGTTGTTCCCAACGATCCATTGACAGGAGCATAAGATGAACGACATCACTGATGTTGAAGCAAAAGAAATTAAAGAGTTGACAATCTCTGAACCAAATCGTCCATTGTCTTTCTCTGAGAAATACCATGCAGAGAAGATGATGAAGCGATCGAAGAAGAAGGCACGAAAGGAACTTCAGACTAAGGGTTATACCCATAGTGAAGCTACAAAACTCGTGAAACAGGCAATTAACCGTATTGCAAGCAAAAAACCCATGGCAAAGTCCGCTGGACGTGGGCGATAAATAGTGCTTGACTTTAATTAAATAATATGGTATAATTAAGTTATGGTAGTAAGAAGTCAGTGAAATCTGACTTCCAAAATTTTCTTAGGAGCTAAGAAGTGAAAACAGGTATATTCATCGGGCGATTCCAGCCCATTCATCAAGGTCACGTCCATGCAATTGGAGTGGCTGCTTCCCAAGTAGATAAACTCTACATCCTTGTTGGTTCAGCCAACACATGTCGTAGTATCAAAAACCCTTGGACATTTGAAGAACGATCAAATATGATTCGTCTCAAAATGCACAATGCTCGTATTGATAACTACGAAATTATTCCCCTAAACGACTATCGATACAGTGACACACAGTGGATGTCAGATGTACGTGCGACCATTGAACATTTTGAAATGGGTTCGCCGATTCTGTTCGGACACATGAAAGAAGGTAACAACTACCTTCGCTGGTTTCCAGAATTGAAATTTAAAGACATTGAATCCCAATACAACATGGACGCCACTAATATTCGTCAGCGCATGTTTGATCTTAAAGATCCAGATATGCCAGCAACTGTTCAAGGTGACTATGCATTTTACAAAAAAGAAAAAGAATTATTTAAAAATTATCCATTCCCCGAAACTCTCAACTTCAACTGTTCCGATGCAGTGCTTGAGTGCCAAGGACATGTCCTTCTCATTCAGCGCAAATTCAGCCCAGGAAAAGATGCATGGGCACTTCCAGGAGGTTTTCGCAATCAGCGTGAAACATTTCTTGACTGCGCAATCAGAGAGTTGATTGAAGAAACAAACGTCCGTGTTCCTGAGAAGGTTCTACGTGGCTCAATCGTGAAGACTGAATTGTTCGATAATCCTTATCGTTCGTTCGGTATTCCAAGAAACACCATGGCAGTGTATATGCGTATCAGCCCAAACCCTGATTATTCATTACCACGTGCCAATGGTGCTGATGATGCTGCTTCGTGCAAGTGGGTGCCACTTACTGATGCACTTAACAGTATCGACATGTATGATGATCATAAAGACATCATTAGTAAGGTTACTGGTGTCATGCCGATGCCAGCTTTTGCAAAACTGTAAGGAGATTACTATGAAACTCGCAAAAAACATTCTGTTGAACACAGACAGCTACAAAGTTAGCATGTTCAAACAATACCCAGTTGGCACAACTGGTGTATATTCTTATATTGAATCTCGTGGTGGTCGATATGACACTACTGTGATGTTCGGTCTCCAAGCGTTTATTAAGGAGTATTTACTTGAGCCAATTACCCAAGCCGACATTGATGTTGCGGATGAGATTCTTACGGCACATGGAGAACCCTTCAATCGAGATGGATGGGAATATATCCTACGCCAGCACAAAGGTTATCTCCCAGTCATTATTCGTGCTGTACCTGAAGGCACAGTGGTCCCTGTTAAAAATGTTCTGGCGACAATTGAAAACACTGATCCAGAATGCTACTGGCTGACAACTTATCTTGAGACTGCTTTGCTTCGTGCGGTATGGTATCCTACCACTGTTGCGACACAAAGTAAATCTATCAAAAAAGTAATTCTTGACTATTTGGAGAAAACTGGTGACCCTTCTACTATCAACTTTAAGCTACATGACTTTGGTGCTAGGGGTGTTTCTAGTATGGAAAGTGCAGGAATTGGTGGTGCTGCGCACCTTGTTAATTTTATGGGTAGTGACACTGTCACTGGCATTCTGTACGCTCGTGAATATTACAACGGAGGAATTGCTGGATTCAGTATCCCTGCTGCTGAACACAGTACTATCACTTCTTGGGGTCGAGATGGAGAAGTAAATGCTTATCGCAATATGCTTACTAACTTTGCTAAACCTGGCAGCATTGTTGCTGTGGTTTCTGATAGCTATGATGTGTTTAATGCCGCATCAAAACTTTGGGGAGAAGAACTCCGACAAGAAATTGTTGAGAGTGGCGCTACTGTTGTCATTCGTCCAGATAGTGGCGACCCACTTACTATCTGCCGTCAGTTGATTCGCATCCTTGGTGAGAAGTTCGGTTACACTACCAACGACAAAGGTTTCAAGGTGTTGAACAATGTGCGTTTGATTCAGGGTGATGGTGTCAATGAACACACTATCCGCATGATTCTCGGTGACTTCATGGTCTACGGATGGTCAGCTGATAACATTGCCTTTGGTATGGGTGGTGCATTGTTGCAACAATTGGATCGTGATACTCAAAAGTTTGCAATGAAATGTTCATCTGCTCAAATCAATGGAGTGTGGGTTGATGTGCAAAAAGATCCTATCACTGACAGTGGTAAGAAATCCAAAGCTGGTCGTGTCACATTGTGGGAAAGTGGTGGAGAGTATCAATCTTCTGTCACTAAACCAACTGGTTGGACTGACAAAGGTTTGGGATGGACTGAAGTATTGCAAGAAGTTTATCGTGATGGTAAACTGACTGGTGAGATCTCTTTTGAAGAAGTTCGTGCCAATAGCAACAAGTGATTGAAAATTACCCCTTGACATGCAATGTGTCATGGGGTATAATTGTCTTATATTAAATGGAGTTGTAGATGTCTTATTTTATTCGTAATGGTAATAGTTTCCGTGTTTCATCTGAGGAAGCGATGGATCTTCATGATACATTGCCAGTTGGAAACTACACAGTGAAACAGGATATGTTTGGTAACCTGTTCCTTGAGATGGTTGATGACTTCCCGCAAATTAAAAAATTGTACGGAAACACAACACGTCACTCTGAGCGTATTCTCAATACATTCATGGATCGACCAAATTCAACTGGCGTAATGTTGAATGGTGAGAAGGGTTCGGGTAAGACATTGCTTGCAAAAACTCTGTCTATCGATGGTGCCAAGATGGGCATTCCCACTATCATTATCAACACACCATTCTCTGGTGATGCGTTCAACAAGTTCATGCAGGATATTGAACAACCAACTATCATTCTGTTCGATGAGTTCGAGAAGGTTTACGATAATGAATCTCAAGAACAAGCATTGACATTGCTCGATGGCGTGTTTCCTTCAAAGAAACTGTTCGTTATCACATGTAATGACAAGTGGCGTGTCAATGAACACATGCGCAATCGTCCTGGTCGTATCTACTACATGTTGGACTTCACTGGTCTTGAGCATGACTTCATCGTTGAATACTGCCATGACAATCTGAACAACAAGGAACACATCGAAAAGATCTGTACCATTGCTTCACTGTTTGAACAATTCAACTTTGATATGTTGAAGGCAGTTGTTGAAGAGATGAATCGTTACAACGAAACACCTCAAGAAGTTCTGTCTATGCTGAATGCTAAGCCAGAATACAACAACAAGGGTAAGTTCGATGTTCAACTGTTTGATGGTAAGATTGTCACACCAGAAGAACTGCGCACCAAAGTATGGCAGGGTAATCCTCTGTCCAACTCTGTCTATGTTGAGTGGGACGATGATCCTAAAGAAGAGCGTCCCGATGATGACACATGGCATGATGTGCACTTCTCTCCCAACGAACTGAAGGAAGTGAATGCACGTGATGGTAAGTTCACTTATGTCAGCGCAGATGGTAAGCAGTTGATACTGACTCGTCAGAAAGAAACTGGCTACAATTACTTGGCGTTTTGATAATGGACAATCAGAGCTACATTTTTATTGATGTGACATGGAAGCAAACTGGAAAGCAGAAGGCATTCACGCATACAGTTCCATGTCGCGGATATAATCTTAAGTCGCATTTGAAATTCAATGAGTCTCTGTTCTGGATAGATACATTTACTTACCGAGAGGTTAGTGAAAAAGAATGGATGGATAAAGTTTGGGCACCAATGGAGGATGAAGACGATGGAACACGAGCAACAAAAACTAAAACACAGCGAAAGACTTCACCAAAAGCAAGTGGTGGTGAAAAGAAAGACAAAGATAGCAAAGTCACACGGAATCCCAGTGGAAAATCCCCACGAGCTGTTAAAGCACAGCCCAGTGTCATGCGGGAACCCAAACTGCGTAATGTGCGCAAACCCAAGAAAGACGTTCAAGGAACTGACAGTGCAGGAACAAAGACAGTTCCAAAACCTAGACGAACAAAGAGATCGACACAGTAATGGACTTGTAAATGATAACGAAACTGATTAGCGAAGTAAACGATTTATGGAACTGGACACTTGGTGTTGTTGCTGGTCTCGGAGTCACAACATGCATTTTGATTGCTGGTTTCGTAATTGTTTATCTTCGTCTACGAAGAATCGAAAATATCATTAAGATGAATAAGAATATCTTCATTGCCGAGTCTCGCGATCTCAGTATTCGTATTCGCAATATGGAAGATCAGAAGAAATGACATGGGGAAATTTCGACATCAAAGTCGAAGATCATCAGATTGGTGGAAAGTTGATCAGAGTCTCGGTTCTGATCAACGACCATGAGATGATGAATGTTGTGAATAATGAAAAGGCAAAGGAGATGATGCGTAGTCAACTCGCATATCAACTTGCCGAATATATGATTCAAAACAAATTGATTGAAGTAACAAAAATACCAGACCCATCTCACTTTGGTCATAGAATTGTGGCAAGATGTTATCTGGCACCAGATTCAAATATCAAAATTTTGAGGAGAGCTGTATGAGCAAATATTGTTGCGACAATTTATGCAAACAGGGTAGGGAATGTCCTCGTCGAACACAACACTCGATGAGGTTTTACAATTTGATACAGACTATAAAAGGATGGTTCAAGAAATGACAATGATTACACTCACACAAAAAGGCAACGGTAAAGCAATCGCAATCAACCCAGCGTTGGTGACTGTTGTTCTCGAGGGAACAGACTCATGTTCCATTTACTTCACTGGTGACACTGCACCTACACTGATTAAGCAGAGTTATCTTGAAGTCGTTGGTATGCTGCAAGGTGCAAAGTAACCCAGTAACATCTGTCCCAGACCCCGACTGCAAAAAGAACTGTCGGTTCGAGGTTCAGACGGCATGGACAACCAACAAAATCACCCATGGATACACCCAGTGTATCGAGTGTGGACGGACTTTTGAGTTCAAAAAGCGAGATACAGAGGAAATTTACCGTCTGGCATAGGCTAAGTCCCCTGAATCGCTATCCTATGTGTTTTAGCCCTTATAAGTCGTTGATTTATAAGGGTTTTTTATACCCATTTTACGAGTAGGGTTATTAAAATAGTGCTTTACATTAATTCTGTAATCAGGTATACTTTAGGTATAGGATGAGAAAAAGGAGTTGATTATGAGTTTCGAAAAGCGTGTTTTGTCTGTGGTTTCTGAGTTTCTTGGAAATGTTCCTGCTGCCTTTACCTGCGGTTCTTTGTTTGTTGAGTGTTCCGTTGAACAGGCTGTGAAGTTGGAAACGAAGTTGTTGGATACTATGCGTTGCGGGATTATCATCTCCCGTGTTGGTAACGAAACTGCTTTTGACTTTGTTTAAGGAGAAATGATTATGCGTGGATCTATTCGTGCTGGTGTTGGTTTCTTGGTTGTTTTCGGTTGCGCAGGTGGTTTCGATACTGCAACCGATGCTCAGTTGATTCCCCTTGTTTTGATCACTGGTCTTGGCTTGGCTTTGATGGCTTCTGGTGTTTCTGCAATGAAGGGCGCAAAATAATGAGTATGATTATGACTAGAGACGAAGTGACTCGCAGCGTGAGTCAGTTGGTTATTGAGAACTTCGGTTCACTCGAGAACTTTGCCCGTGCCTACAACAAAATGATTGACAGCGACAGGGAAGAAATCCAAGAGCAGACTGAGGAGTACGATAAGCAGCATGGCTCGTTCTTTGATCGTGGTTCAGCTGACTCATGGTATGGTCGCCCACGTGACCCGCATCGTGGTGGCGTCGGTGGTTTCTCTGGTCCACGTGTCGAAGCAAAGACATCCGATGAGTTTGAAGCATACCATGCTGGTTACGATTGGAATGAGCAATTTGGTGGTAAGAAGGAGTATTGATTATGGGTTTAGATATGTACTTGAGTGCCAAGAAATACATGAGCAAGTATTTCGATCCGACTGACACTGACAAAATTAAAAAGATCAATGAGATCTTCAATGTCGATGGTGAAGAAGATGGCGATTATGGTGCCCAAGAAGTAATTTTCCGTGTGGCATACTGGCGAAAGGCAAATCAGATTCACCAGTGGTTCGTTGATAATTGTCAGGATGGTGTCGATGAGTGTCAAGAGACATGGTTGTCACGTGATCAACTGCGTTCGTTGCTTGACCTTTGCGAAAAGATTATCGCCGATCCAAAGTTGGGTGAAGAATTACTGCCGACGCAGAGTGGTTTCTTCTTTGGCTCAACTGAGTATGATGAATACTATATGGATGACGTGAGGTACACTGTTGAACGACTGACTAAAATTCTCAATGATACAGCGTTCACGAAGTGTGATTTTTATTATCAATCGAGTTGGTAGGAGAAGTGTTTGAATAAATTTGCAGTAAAGAAGATGGAATCTGAACGACAGGAAGAAATTATGCTTATCTGTCAGGAAGAATGTGCCGAGGTGACTCAGGCAATTAGTAAGGTTTTCCGTTTCGGTATTGAAGGTATGCATAATGGTGCATCAAACCGAGAGCGTCTCGAAGAAGAGATCGGTGACCTGTTGTGTATGATTGAGATGATGACTGAAGAAAACATCATCGATGCAAATGCAGTGACAGTTGCATCTCAGGCGAAGCGACTTAAACTTGCAACATGGAGTAATATCAAATGAGTTTATATAATATGTTATTTGGTGAGGGTGACTCAACTGACTTTCTGTTGAAGTTGCTCGATGCCGAGCGTGGTGACTTCGGTCGTTTCCGTGCCACTTATGTCACTGAAGATCACATCGTTGTTCATACTCGTTGCGGTGGCGGTAATCGTGAAGACTACTTTCCTGAATGGGTAACCGATCATCCATTGTATGACTACGATGAGGATGATTCTTTTGATTGCACTTATGCAGACATCTACTTCAAGCACCCAGCTGGTTTCGAAGAAGCTCTGACTGAGATGGCAAAGGGTACTATCACTCCAGCAGAAAAGTGGAAGATGTTGTTTGAAACACTGGAGAATGTAAAATGAATCTCATGAGTTTAAGGGAATATGCTGCACACAAGGATGGGACATATGTTTCAATGGATCTTGATGACCAGTCGAAGCAAATGTTGAATCACTTCGTTGAGATGAACCTTGGTCTAGATGAGCGTGTCAATCCAGATACGTATCACATTACCATTATCTACTCTCGCACGCCAGTGCCAACTGCCGAGAAGTATGCTGGTAACACAACAGATTCAACGGCACGTGTTGTTGGTTATGAAGTGTTTCCCACAAAGAACGATGGTAAGTGTCTCGTTGCCAGATTGGAATTTCCCTTTGCTGAGATGCTGAATAGCAAACTTGGACATGAGGGTGCCACATCCGACTACGATCACTACAAGGCACATATTACACTGGCATATGACACTGAACAAACATTTGATGTTACTTCAATGCCACTGCCGCAATTTGAATTAAAATTTGGACCAGTGAAGGTTGCTCCACTGGATCCGCAATATACACCAGAGAATGCAAAATGATTCGTTTCATTGAAAATGTGAGCAAGAGCGATGTGAACCTTGGATTCCATATGGATGCTGGCACCAATGCCATGCTCATTCGAATTCAGGATCCAGCCACAGAGTTTGGAAACATCAAACATGCACACATGTTCAAGGAAGTGCATGAGTTTGAGTTTCTCGATGCCGAGGATGCCGATGGGTTTCCTGACGAGTGCAAGATTCAAGATGAGCAGGCACAGGAATTGGTGCGGTTGTTGCAACATGCACTTGACAACAGCATGAATGTAGTGGTTCACTGCCATGCTGGTATCTGTCGTAGCGGTGCAGTTGTTGAAGTGGCAACGATGATGGGATTCACACCCACTGATCGTTTCCGTCAACCAAACCTGCGTGTGAAGCACAAGATGATGAAGGTATTGGGATTGACCTATGATTCTGATGAGAAGCACAGTTCCACTGGCGGATACATTAGCAATGATTGCATCTGGCTACCAAACGGATTCGGAGTTGAATAATGACACCATATGAAGAAGCGAAGATTGCCGTTGAAAAGCAGGAGAGGGAATACAAAGAACGTGTCTCTTTCCTGCTCTCTGAAGCTGAGATGCTCGATGACGATGGCTATCCAACAGATGAAGCACTTGAGATTATTGAGAAGTGGCACTGGTCCGACTCTGAGGGTTGGTTCAAATTCATTGAGAGCATCTGGCATCTGCGTAGCTGGGGTTGGTCCGAGGGTAATGAACCAGACGAGTGGGATGAGAAGGATATCAACTATCGATACAACATCTCCACTGCTGGCTGGTCTGGCAATGAATCCATCATCTATGCAATGAAACAGAATAGTATGTTGTGGAGTATCACATGGGTTCAGTCCCGTCGTGGTGGTCATTATATTTTTGAAAAGAAGGTTTTGAAATGAATACAGAAAAGGCACTGCTGTTGCTCATCCTGATTCTCATCGTACTGTGCATGGCAACATCATGAACAAAAAGATTGAGTCGTTGGTTGAGAAAGCATACGATGAGGTTGCGTCGTCCACTCCAGATATCAAAATCCCAAGACAATTTATTGAGTCTCTAACCAGTTCAATTATCGAGGAGTGTATGAACATATGTCGAAGAGAGTGGTACGATGTGAATAATGAGGATACCATTGAGTTCGGTCCAAGGGATGTTGCAATCCATGTCGGAAAGAAAGCTGGCATAAACAACTGCATGAATTCACTGGCACAATTGAGGGATAAGAAATGAGTTGGTTAGAAATTTGGGCAATGATTCAGGTGATTGCCATCGCAATTCCAATTGTGATAATGTTGGGTATGTTCACAATCTTTGCTATCTTCTCTATTAAAACAGCAATTAAACAGGCAAGATGTAAGCATGATGGTGGATACAATGAGACACGTGCCTGTGATGCCATCTGTCGCAAGTGCGGAAAGAACCTTGGGTTTATCGGGAACTATAGAAAATGAATGACACACTGATTCTAATTACACTGCTCTTCACGAAACACTTTGTCGTTGACTTCATTCTTCAGACTAAGTTTCAGTGGAGCAACAAGGGCACATATGGACATCCTGGTGGTATCCTGCATGCTGCACTTCATGGCATTGGTACATGGTGTTGTTTCGTTTGGTATGCTCCAATGGCTGCGCTATATCTCTCGTTTTTAGATGCGGTGATTCACTATCACATTGATTGGGCAAAGATGAATCTCAATGCATCTATGGGATGGAAGCCAGACAATAGTGAGTATTTCTGGTGGTTACTCGGTGCCGATCAATTTCTGCATGCGCTCACATATATCGGTTTAGTTGCAATGGTGACACTATGACTACATTTACAACGGAAGATAGAGAAAAAGCCAACGTCTGTATCGAGTGCGGAAAGCCAGCGACCTGTGTCCGTCACACGCAATTCGCTGGTGATCATCCATACTGCAAGGAACATGGTATGGAAGAGGAAGATTACTTCGTTGATGATTCCTACACATACTGGACTGAGACAATGGAAGCTGGTGCGGACAGGCATGAGACAAAGGAATATGAGTCAATGCCCATGACAACAATCTATGGTCCAAACGAAAAACCCTATCTCTCCATCATCGATGGTGATCCAGTAATGATGATTCAAATGCACAACTACGATAATACACTTGGTCATCCAATTTACTTTACATTCGACAAGAGAGCACTGTCCGATCTTATTAAAGCACTTGAAAAGTACGAGGGTTACTAATGATACTTGAACATGGAAAAGACCCAGTCTCGGCAAGATGGGATGCACAATCAAACAGCTGGGACATAGGGGAACGAAAGAAGTATCGTTGGAAAGACAACAAAAATGCACCAAAATCTGAATGGTTCCATGAACTGACAGATGCACTAAACTGGATAATTACACATGATAACACTCACAAATAAACAGATGAAACAGCTGAATGAGATCTTCACACGATTTCCCGATGCAAAGGAATACACTCTCTGTGAAGAATGTAAAAGTGGAATCGGTCCAACACTGACAGTGAATTTCTCTCTATTCGAAAACAAAGACACAACAATTAACATAACCGATGTATCTGTATGGTGAAGTATTACACAATTGTATTTCCTGGCGAGTATGGTCAGCATGTTCAAGAGACATGGTCCGAGGATCAGATTCTCTCTTCATACATAAAGTACTGGTCAATGAAGATGATTGAGGCTGGCCATGGCGATGAGGTTTCACGTGAACGATGTCTCGATGACTGGATTGTTGTTCATTGGGCAGTGGAAACAGATCAATTTGGAAACAAATTATGAAAACATTAGTATGGTGAAGTACTGCGTCATTGCAAAGTCTCAGATTCAGGGTAGGATTTGGATTGATAACAGGCGATGTGTCGATGAGAACTTTAATCGCCAGTATCCATCTCCACGGGACATTATGGTTGTGACACGTCCGGAACACCTGCGTGGTTGCATGGTGGAACATGGTATTCTGCTTGAGGGCTGGAAGGAAATTCCTGACATTCAGGAAATTCTCACTCTTGCAAACATACATGCACAGGGTAGGAATATGGCTCTGAAAAATGCACTACAATCTATATCACTGAAGGTTCGCCCAACTCCAAAGCTAAGAGGAATGCGGATTAGCTCCATAATCATAGATGAAATGACAAATGAAAACAACGGTAACTGAAGTATTCAACACTGGCACTGAGGCATACTACAGAGTCACATATGACTTCGGTCCACTTATAAAGCAGTGGGCAAAGGACTGTAAGCATACCGTTGTGATTAGAGAAGAAAACCTAGTGGGCGAGGGTGCCATGGAATATGTTCAATGGTATGATTGCAAGTGTGCAGCCTGCGGGAAGACCTGGACTGAAAATGCATAAATGTAAACCTTTTAGTTTACAATAGTAACCTTTCACTTTCGAGGGTTACTCCTTTACTTTAATTGCTCTCTGCAGTATAATTAAGGTAAGGAAGAAAAGAAAGGTTTGTTATGTTTAAGGCTATCGCCCGTGATCCGTTTTTGTTGATTCCTGCCTTTGTGGCTGGTGTGTTTCTTTCTGGTGCTGCGTTGGTGGTTCTTGCTCTAATCAACTCCGTTCTGGGTCACCAAACAGTGCTCGAAACCTTTCCTGGAACCAAGTCGGTTTGCTCTCGCCAGCAAGTCAACTATTCTTTGAAGGTGACTCAATGCGTGGAGCATATCACCGTAGCTGCCACCTGCAAGAAAATTGAACACACTGGTCCGATCTTTGATGCCTTCGTTAACACAACCTGCGAGTAATATATGAGAAAAACACTGTTTGTTACCTTTCGTCTTGTTTCCATCGGTGAGGTTTTCTCCTGTAATGGCAATACCTATGTGAAAAGATCAACTCGCACTGCGCTGCTGCTGAATGTTCCACATACATTCTATTTCAGCCAGTACGAAACATGCGAGGTTTAATATGAAATACATTCTGGTTGAAGCAACAAACCCAAAAGAACTGATGGTTCGGGTCAATGACTTTCTAAGCGAAGGTTATGTTTGTCAAGGTGGAATCTCGGTAGCCTGTCACTACAGCGGTAGCGTCTACTACACACAAGCAATGATCAAGGAAGCAAAATGAGTCTGCCGCAAATCGTTGCACCAGTCAGTCGCCGCAATCCAAAATGGGTTCGAGGTGGCACTGAACAACTATTCATTCCAACACCGACCATCGTTGAGGTAGTCCAGCTGAATCTGAATACAGGAGGAATGCGTGTGCGCTGGAATGAACCCGATCCAACAAAGAAGAAAGGGTTTACCGTACAGTCTGAAGACATCTCCATTGAGCACTTCTACAAACAGTACAGTATCAAATCCAACTATGACAATGAGAACTGAAAATGACTGAATTAGACGAAGATTCCATCGCTATCTACGGTAAACCCCTGACTGGTAAGTATAAGCACTTCTGCTGTGAATTTGATTATCTACCCATAGATGAGCACTGCTTTGAGTTTAAGTTCTGTGACTGCTTCGAAGCCAGTGATGAGATCCAGGGATATAAGGATGCCATAGTATTGCCAGAGTGACAGGGAGAAAATGAACTGGTTGATAAATAGTGATCTATGGTCTACTACCTGCAAATCCTATGAGCTACGCTAAAAAAACCTGTCCATTCTGCGGTAAAATTCATAATCAGCGTGGTCCGTTCTGTTCAAAGACGTGTTCAAATAAAAACAGACGCCACTCGGCAACTACCAAGGCGAAAATCGCTAATTCTCAGCGTATTCATATGACATCGTATGAGGGTCGCGAGCAAAACTGGAAATGGGAGGCACGTGCTCAAAGAAATATTGAAATAATCAATAAAAAACTCGATCCAACTCAGGTGGAGACCAATCCATTTGATCTTTTTATGGAACCAGTGGTCTCTGAGATCGGTTCGGACCAGTTTGTATCGGGTGGAGACCTTTGGACGGAGGTTTAGACGTCTGCAAGTAAATAAATTTGACTTTTATTTGACACAGGGGTATAATACAGTGTAGGGTTTGAAAAAAGACTAATTAGAGTCTCTAAAACCCTTCTGATAGTAGGGTTATTCTCTGAAAGTGCTTTACTTTAATTCGGACTTGGAGTATACTTATATTATGTTGAGTGAAAAGGAAAATATGATGACAGTAGCTACCACCGAGATTCGTTTTAATGCAAAAACTGGTAAATTTGAGGGTTTCTTCAAGGGTTCTTTGGTTAAACGTACTGGTGACAAGAAGTATCTGGAAAAGATGCTTGCGAAACTCGAATCCGACGAGAAAACTGCCTCTGCTGCAATTCGCAATGATAAATTCGGTATCAACGAACGATTCGGCTTCGTTGAAAAACTCGTGAATATGGTCGCTTCTGGTGTTCAGCCAAGTGCCGTTATCACTGGTGAGGGTGGACTTGGTAAGACTTATACCGTTACCAAGACTTTGGAGTCTGCTGGCTACAAAGATATTTCTGACCTTGCCGACTTCCAAGTAGGTTCTGTAATCAACACTCGCAAGTGCTTCACCACTGTGAAGGGTTACTCTACACCTAAGGGTTTGTATCGTACACTGTTCGAAAACAACAAGTCCGTGATCGTGTTCGACGACTGTGACGCTGTACTGAAAGACCCAGTTGCACTGAACATTCTCAAGTCTGCCCTTGATTCCTACGGTAAGCGTATTATCAGCTGGAATGCCGATATGCGTGACGATGACCTTCCACGTAGCTTCAACTTCGAGGGTCGTGTGATCTTCATCTCCAATATGGACCAAAACAACATTGACCAAGCGATCCGTTCACGTTCTATGATGATCGACCTGTCAATGACTGCTGTTCAGAAGATTGACCGTATGGAACACATTGCTTCCAGTGATGAGTTTATGCCAGAGTATGATGCCAAAGCCAAGGCTGATGCCCTTGCTCTTATCCGTGAACTCAAGGACGAAGCCAAAGAAATCAGTCTTCGTACTCTTATCGCTGTGACCAAGATCCGTGCTTCCAACAAAGACTGGAAAGATCTTGCTTCTTATATGTTGACTGCCTAAGGAGGTTTTATGAAGGAACTATACGAAAACATCAACTACCTGCTGGACACGACTCATCTGCTATGCCAGGAAATCGCCGATCAGTTGTCCTGTCCAGTGGAGTATGTGAATCAGATAGTACACCAAAGGTTTCTTGCAAAAGTGGGAAATTGACTTTAATTCAGCATGGGAGTATACTTTGTCTTATGACAAAGTTTTGTTGATGTAGTATTGGAAATCGGAAATGGGGAAAACGAATCGTCGGGTCCCCTTAGGTGGTATGGGACGATGGGCTTGCGACCCGACCGAATTTCACCAAGATCACCATCACTGCATCAGCTGGACGAATCCCATCGGAAAGTCGGTCAAAAAATCGCTGCAAAATTTTTTAGGTTACAAAGGTCGTATGAGAAACTTGGTTATAAGTCGTATTACAGAGGCATTGATTGAAGCACCAGATCTTCAAAACGAATTGGACATTTCACCCCATGAGTTGAATAACCTTTCCAATGAAGAACTACTGGATCTATACGAAGAGATATTTGGCTTTGGAGGTTAATATGAAGATTCTAGACACACTATGGTTTTGCGGTCGTACAATGGTTGGTATTGTAAGGGTTGAGACTGAGTACGAGGGTATCATGTATTACATCGCATCGCCTCCAGGAGAAGCAAAGGGTAATAACGAGGAAGAGGATATTCAATTCATTGCCGATTGGGGTTCGACTTTTCCAAGGCATGCTGGGGATGTTCTTTTCGGTGTAGATCCACTGAGGGATGGTTCTTCAGTGCAAATACCAATGAACAAAGAACAGGCAGAACTGATGATTCGTGTTGGAAGTTTATACTTAGACCAGAAAGGCTAATTATGTATAAAAGAGATCTAATACTGGCTGTAAAGGAGATGCTTGAAAGGCATTGGAGTGTTGCAGATATGGCATCGAGACTACATGAGAATGTATCGGTTATTCAGAGTATTGTAGATCTTTTAACTTGACTTTTATGGAAATTCGGAGTATACTTGCTGTATGAGAATGATGTTATTGAAATTCGTTGGTTTTACAACCCTTCTGACTGGACTTGGAGTTCTTTGTACTGGAAAGGTTGATAATGCCGATATTGCATTGGCATTGTTCATTATGTCCGGAATTTGTTTCATACTAAGGGGAATAGATGAATAAAAAGATATTGAAAATTCGATTGAAACCCGATGGAACATGGGAAAATGTCTATGAGAATGAGTTTGTCGAGATGACGCCAGAGTTACTGGCAAGTCTGTATAAACCAAAGGTTATGGATAAATCCTATAAGACCGAGTCCGAGACGCTTCGCTTAGAGAGAGATAAACTAGAGACTATGCGGCTGGACTTGATTGATTCTGCCGTTGAGAAGACAGACTTATCCATGGCTAAAGCGGTAATTGATCATATAAGGAAGTTGCCATGAGCGATGAGGAAGCACTGGCATTCTATAATGAGTTGGTGAGACACTACGGCGACTCACTTCCAAACTTTGAACATGAGCCACGCAGGTTTGCTGCTTATGTTGCAATGTATCGATATTATAAAGAGAGAAGCAATGAAAATAGCAGTTTGCAGTGACCTTCATCTGGAGTTCGGTGATGTTGTCCTTGAGAATCCAGGAGTCGATGTACTGATTCTTTCTGGTGATATCTGTGTTGAAAGAGACATGGGTGTGTACGATCGCAGACAGGAAGAGATGGGTTTCATGGGTCATCGTAGTCTCAGACTACACACCTTCTTTCAGAACTGTTCCGAGAAATTTCCCCATGTCATCTATGTTGCAGGGAATCATGAGCACTATCATGGTGACTTCAAGTACACACTGCCCGAGCTGAAACGCAAGTTGGAATATCTCAAAAATGTCCATGTTCTTGACAAGGAAGTCTTCGAGTTGGACGACACGGTATTTGTGGGTGGAACGCTTTGGACAGATATGAACAAAGAAGATCCTATCACTCTGCATGCGATGACTTCGATGATGAACGACTTTCGCTGTGTAAAAAACAGCGAACGAGTTGTATATTCAAAGGTTCCAGTGTATGAGTATAATCCCGATGGATCTCTCATGAAGACGGAGACTGGTCAACCACATCAGATTGGAATGAAGATGAAGGAACAACCAGCGAAGTTCTCACCGATAGATGCTGTCGAGGATCATCGTAAGATGCTTGACTACATTCGTGTAGTTTATGAAGGTATGCCACCATGGAAACAGATGGTCGTTGTTGGACATCACACACCGAGTCATCAGTCATGTCATCCTCGCTACAAAGATGATCAGGTAATGAATGGTGGATATCATAGCGATCTGTCCGAGTTCATTATGAATCGCCCTGGAATTAAACTATGGACTCATGGTCACACTCATGAGCTGTTTGACTATAAAATCGGAGACACTCGCATCGTTTGTAATCCACGTGGTTACATTGGATATGAGGATCTTGCAGACAATTTTGAATTGAAAGTTGTAGAATTATGAGCGAATACTCACCAGATCGTTGGTTAGTCGTTTCCATTACACATGGAGATAAAACACATCATCGTGTCTTCGGAACATGGGGTGGTGGTTATCTCAATGGAGACTCATGGAAGTTAAATTCTGGAATTACTGAGGCAACATGTGTTGCCGATGTCTTTCACTTCAAAGGTAGTAGCGGATCAGTTTATAACTGCCGTAAAAATTCCTATGGTTCCACTGGTTATGGTTGGGGTGTTATGTCTGCCATGATCAAGGAACATGCGGAGAACGACATCTTCATTAAAGTTCTTGATGAAGACACAAACTTTTTGGAACTTAACTATGACTAAAACGAATTGGGTTCTTGATGTGAAGGAAGATCCAGAGACAGGTGACTGTATTCTGGAATTTCCCGATGATCTAATGGAATCGGCAGGATGGAAAGAGGGCGACGTTATCGAGTGGATCGATAATAAGGATGGCTCATGGACAATGCGAAAGAGGGAAAAAGATGGAACAGAATCAATCATCGAATCAGTGTGAATACGCTGAGACTGCCCTTGAGCATTATATGAAAGAAAATATGCGACTCAAAGATGAGAACGCAGAGTTAAAATTACAAATTAAAAAACTGTTATGGATGATGGAGGAACATGACTAATGAATAAATTTACGTTACTTTTGGAAGATATGAATTACGATTTCGAGATCGAACGTAAAATTACTTCTGAATTTAATTCTGAGCAACTTGACGATATTATCGGAAACTTCGAGAACTTCCTTCGTGGTTGTGGTTTTCACTTTGACGGTAATCTTGAGATTGTTGAATATGTGAAAGAAGTTGAACAGCACTCACCATCGTATTATGACTACGATAGAAATTTCCCTGTTCCAAAACAAAAGATTGAAAGAGAATGCAATGACTAAAGTATTTACCGATGTGGAAGTTTTCCTACAGGCATGTGGACAGAAACATGCGAATAGTCCAACTGCAGAACAAAATGATTTGTCGTTGCTATACTACAAATTGATCAAGGAAGAATATGAAGAATTCCTTGATGCCGTTGTTCACAATGATAACGCAGAACAACTTGACGCATGCTTCGATATGATTTGGGTCATCGTTGGCTATATGAAGGCACGTGGCTGGGATTGCGAACGAGCATGGGACGAAGGTGCAAAGTCCAATCTAATCAAAATTGACCCTACCACTGGTAAGGTTATCCGCAGAGAAGACGGAAAGATCCTTAAGCCAGAGGGCTGGAAACCACCAGATTTTGCGAAATTCGTGAAATAATGCTTGACTTTTAATCAGTTTTGGGGTATAATTATACTATGATGATTACTTTATACTTAGATATGGATGGTGTTCTTGCCGATTTCAATAAGGCATACACTCAATATGACCCACACAAAGAAGATCGAAAGAAGTTCCGATCAGCAGTGATGGAATACAAAATTTTTGAAGACCTTGACTTCATGCCCGATACGCAGGAACTGTTGAACCATGTTTCTAAATTGCGTGGTGTTAACATTGAGATTCTTACATCAATGGGAACACATGACCCCTTTCAGGGTGAATCGGCGAAACAACAAAAGTTGTTCTGGTTGAATAAACACAATATTCCATACAAGGCGAACTTCGTAAGATCAAAGGAAGAAAAAGCAAAATATGCAACTCCCACCTCGATTCTTATTGATGATTCATCTGGTTGCATTGGTCCTTTTATTAGGGCTGGTGGCCATGGTATCCTACATTCCCATTCTAGTGAAACGAATGCTATCTTGGATTCAACTATAACCCAAATTCATGCATTAAATGCTTTACGATCATGAACGATTTATTTTTTAAAACCTTTGAGTGGATTAAAGATGACTGGAATTCAAATAAGTTTCGTTTTAGTGTGGAGCTTCTCGCTTGGGCTATTAGTATTGGCTGCTCGATCACTATGGCACTCACCGTCCCTAATCCCCCTCTCATTATGTTGTATCCTGTTTGGATTAGTGGCTGTGCCATGTATGCTTGGTCTGCTTTTACTAGGAAATCTTTTGGGATGCTTGCTAACTACATCTTGTTAACAAGTATTGATACTGTCGGTTTAATTCGGATGCTTACACAATGAATCAAACATTATCTACAAATACATTTTTCGGTTCTGTTCCACCATCTCCACCTCCACCACCAGCTGCAACTGCTCCATCTATTACGATGCCAGAGCCGATTAGCTACGAGGTTCACGTAGTTGAGTATGTTGACGATAATAATAAAATCGTAAAGGTTGCATTGCAGTATAAACGAAATACTCATGACCAATATGGTAATGTTAAAATTTATGGAACATGGGAAGACGTACCACGTGTTCAATATAAGAACGGAACTACTCAAATATGATTGTGGATATTCCCAGCTACGGATATCTTAAAGATTGTTTAACATCGGAGCAACTGGCTCCGATTAAATCAGAGATCGCAGAGATTCAACAGGATTTTCTGTCTGCCAAAGATCACACCAAATATCTTGCTGGGAATATTCAGAACGAATACACTTTGGTCAAGTCTAAAGACCATATCGAGAAAACACTGTTACCTTACTTCTGGCAGTATTACAACACAGATCATTTTAATTTAAACTTCAACACCATAACTGGGTTTGAAAAGAAACAACCAGAAGTTGTTCTTGATACAGCATGGGTAAACTTTCAAAAGAAATACGAATTTAATCCAATTCATCACCATGATGGTATAATGAGTTTTGCTTTGTATATTCAAATACCGTATACTATAGAAGATGAATTGTTGTTTAATCCTCAGATTCCTGTAGAGCGCAATCGTGCAGGAACATTCTACTTTATTACTGTTGGAACACTTGGAGATATTCAGGTGACAAACATACCAACGGATAAAAGTTATGAAGGAACATTCTTAATGTTTCCGTCAAGAATGAAACATTGCGTACACCCTTTCTTTTCCAGTGACGAATATCGGATCTCAGTATCTGGTAACTTTAAATTTAAATTATGAACATTTTTTATCTTGATAACAAACCTAGGACATGCGCTCAAATGCATGTGGACAAACATTGCGTAAAGATGATTCTTGAATATGCTCAACTACTATCAACAGCTCATCGTGTGCTTGATGGCACTGAATCTACTCGTCTGTCTAAGACTGGTCGAAAGCAGAAATATTATAAACTGGAAAGCGATCTTGACAGTCTTCTCTATTCCGCCACTCACGTTAATCATCCGTCCGCTATTTGGGTAAGACAGTCTGATAAAAACTACATGTGGCTTACCGAGTTACTTGAAGAATGCTGCAAGGAATATACTTATAGATACGGTAAAGTTCATAAGGTAGAACAGATCGGTTTAATGCAAGAATTAAAGAATAACTTCCCTGCAAATATACCAACTGGTCGATTTACAGAACCAACTCCAGCCATGCCCGATGACTATAAAGTTCCTGGAGATTCTATTCAGTCTTATAAAAATTACTATCTTGGCGATAAAACCAGAATGTTTTCTTGGAAAAACCGAGTTCAACCATATTGGGTTTGCTAAATACAATTAGGGAGAATTATAATGCCAACTTATGTATTTCGAAATAAAGAAACTGGTGAACAGTTTGAGAAAGTAATGAGGATCTCTGAATTGGACACATTCAGAGCAGAGAATCCACAGTTAGAAACAGTTATTCAATCGCCCATGATCTGCGATCCAGTTAGAGTTGGTGCACGTAAAACCGATTCAGGATTTAAGGAGGTTCTTCAAAAAATACACGAACGATCACCAGGAAGCACTTTAAACACAAATTCGTCACAAATTTAGAAGGAACATAATGGCTCGTGCTGCAGCAAAAACAAAACCAATAGATAATGTACAAGTTGAGCTAAAAACAAAACCCGTGAATAATACCTTAAAGGTAAGAATTGATGATTTAAAAACTTTCCAGCCATTAACAGACAATCAGAAATTATTTTTTGATGCATATAAACGTGGCGACTACTTCGTTGCATTACACGGAGTAGCTGGTACAGGAAAAACTTTTTGCGCATTATATAAAGCGATTGAAGAAGTTCTTGATAAAGGTAATCCCTTTAATAAGATTATTGTAGTTCGTTCCGCTGTTCAATCACGTGAGATCGGTCATCTTCCAGGAGACGTTAATGAGAAGATGGAAATTTATGAACAACCATATCGTCAGATCTGTCAAACTTTATTCGACCGAAAAGACGCATGGGATAGATTAGAAGAACAAGGACATATTAGTTTTATCTCCACGAGTTTCATTCGTGGTATGAGTTTTGATGATGCAATCATTATTGTTGATGAGATGCAGAACTTAACATTTGAAGAGATTGATACCGTTATGACTCGTGTCGGTTATCGATCGAAAATTTTATGGTGTGGTGATTATCGCCAGACAGACTTGAATAAACGTAAGAACGATGTTACTGGAATTTTAAAATTCTTTGATATCGCTCAACACATGGGTGCCTTCACTCGTATTGAATTTACCGTAGACGACATTGTTCGCTCATCATTAGTAAAAGACTATATCCTTGCTAAGATTCGATACGAAGATTATGAAGATAAGGATAATAAGAAATGATTACAGCAGAACAGTTTAAGCATCTATTCCCACGTGCTCAAGATCCAGAATCATGGGCTAACTCTATGAATGAAGTATTTCCACAATACGACATTAACACACCACAGCGTGTAGCAGCATTCCTCGCTCAGTGTGGTCATGAGTCTGGTGGTTGGACAGTGTTTGAAGAGAATTTGAATTATTCGGCACAGGGATTGAATAGTATTTTCAAGAAGTATTTCCCTACGATCGAAGAAGCAACACCATACGCTCGTCAACCAGAAAAGATTGCAAACAAGATTTATGCTAATCGTATGGGTAATGGTGGACCAGAATCTGGAGACGGATATCGTTTCCGTGGTCGTGGACCAATTCAATTAACTGGTCGCGCAAACTACACAGCATTTGCTAAAGAGATGTTTGAAGATTGGCAGAATGTTGTTGATAACCCAGACTGGGTAACTGCCGATCGCGACTTCGCATTAATGTCAGCTATTTGGTTCTGGAATAAAAATGGTTTGAATGTTCAGGCAGATAATGGTGACATCAAACTAATGACAAAGAAAATCAATGGTGGATACATCGGTCTTGATGATCGTATTAAACACTACAACGAGGCAATTAACTTACTTACATAATGCGAAATTTTATATATCATGACTTTCCCAAACTTGAACGCATATCAACTCCCGAAGGTCGCTTATACGCAACACCTTCGGGTAAACGCTATCCCTCCGTTACAACAGTCACAGGACTGCACTCAGCAGCGGGAATCGCACAGTGGAGACGCAGGGTTGGGGAAGAAGAAGCAAACAGAGTATCAGCAAAAGCAAGTGCACGAGGAACACGTATTCACTCCCTCTGCGAAGACTACCTTCGCGGAAATCCTTGTGAACCAAATATTGGTGATGCAGAAATGTTTGGATCAATGCGAGAATGGCTCGATGACATAAATAATATTCATGCTCTGGAAGATCCTCTCTATTCTGATTATCTCCAAGTTGCTGGAACTGTGGATTGTATCGCTGACTTTCAAGGAAAGCTGTCAATCATTGATTTCAAAACTTCAAGCAAACCAAAAGACAGGGATGATATTTACAACTACTTCATGCAAACAGCAGCTTATGCAGTTGCGTTCGAAGAAAGAACAGGAATCCCAGTAGGAAGACTTGTTATTATCATGGGTGTTGATAATGATTTTCCAAGATTGTTTGTAGAGAAACGTGATAACTGGATCGGTGGATTCAGAAAATTGCGACTTGATTATAAAAACAAATTTAACATTTGAGGTGAACTATGATATATCTTTTTGATTATAATAATATTAATGAAGATCATAAATCTGCAGCAGAAGAATGCGCAAAGTTAATCGAACAGGGTAACCCCTCACTTGCTTCTATTATTCGTGAACGATTTAAAATAGTAGAACCAAAACGTCTTCCATTAGAAGAGAGCGAATTTTATAAAGCTGCGACTAAATCTGGATTGGGTGTTGCTCAACAGGGTTATATGGTTGGACCAGATGGAGTACAAATTCCACTTGTTTCCGTCTGCGCTGATATTACACAATTAGATAAATTCATACAAGACTTATCTAATTAAATTGACGTGCAAGATTTTATGGGGTATAATATGATTAAGATAGGAAGTGAATGGATGGGTTCTAATTACAAAACCTTTACCGTTCGTGGAATTGAACAACGTGATAATGATATTTGGATTTCGTATGGTAGTCATGCTGAAGATCGAACATATGAATGTTTGGTTGATGCGTTTTTAGAAAGATTCAGACTACATACGAATTAAGAATTGCTGTATGAAGCAAAGAGAAAAGTGTTCTGGACGTGGGTTCGACTCCCACCATCTCCACCAAAAGAATTCTTCATCCTGTAAAGAGACAGCCAAAATAGTGCTTCAGACTTTACTAAAGAGTTCTTTTGATGGGGATGCCATGGTTTCGACAGGGCAACAAGTAAACGAGTGGACAGCACGGTAGGCGATGACCGTAAATCAAGCAAAAAACGTAAATGCAAACGATAGCGCATACGCTTTAGCAGCCTAAAAACTAGCTAAGCTGGGGTTTCGGTGGGATTCCTTATTAACCAATATCCCACCATTTTAAAGGAGATCCTATGAAAAAGAGTTTAATTGTATTGATGTCGATGGCAGTTTTTGCTACAGCATCATTTGCGGCAGATGCTCCAAAGGCACCAGAAGCAAAGAAAGCTGAACAGAATTGCGTAACTAAAGACAAGAAAGGTAACTGTCCTGCAGCTCCAAAGTCGCCAAAACCGACTCCGAAGAAAAAGCCAGTTCCAAAAGACGCTAAATAATATTACACGAGGGTTGGAAGAACCCTTAAAAACTTCCATTTCACACACATCACTAGGAGTAAAACTATGTCAAATATGACACCTTTCGAGATTCGCCTCGAACTTTTAAAAATGGCGAAAGACATGCTTAACGACGAATATTTCGGTAAGCGTGAACAAATTAGCAACGACTGGCATATGAAAGTCGAATCTGCTAAACTCAATGGAGGCACGATTCCTGATCATCCAGGATTCCCTGCTATCCCATCAGAAAATGATATCATTGCAAAAGCGGCAGCTTTAAATGGTTTCGTTTCGAACATCCCTCTAGATACAAAGACTAGCAAAAAGTCCACCTGATATGGGATTGGGGTGTGTTAGCACACCCCTTAACTAATTAAGGAGAACGTATGCGTATAATTAAACCTATACTAATTACTGTAACAACAATAATATTATTAACAGGAATTTTAACTGCCTATCAATCCAGAGCAGAAGGTACACCAATTGAAATAGGATTGACTGATTTAACTGATGATGCAAGAAAAGAAGTTAGTTGTCTAGCCGACAACATTTACCACGAAGCTGGGTATGAACCCGAGAAAGGCAAAATTGCCGTAGCGATGGTAACAATGAACAGGACACAAGTTGATAGATTCGGTAAAGATATCTGCGGTGTCGTTAAACAAAAGATAAACCATACATGCCAATTCTCATGGGTATGTGTGCCAGTGACACATAAAAGAGAGAGCGACGCATACCAAGAAGCACTGCGTGTCGCTTTACTCGTGTACGCTAACTATGAACATATGATAGATGTAACAAAAGGTGCGCTATATTATCATGCTGATTATATCAATCCTGGATGGAAACTAAGTAAAACTGTGAAGATTGGTAGACATATTTTTTATAAAGGTGGGAATTTAAATGATGCAAAAACTAAACCTTCAATTGAAGGAAGATCAAACGAAACATTCGTTTTTTCTTTTAATGGAAGAAGTCAATCTGACTTCATGCAAACAGGCAATTGAGTGGATATTAGACGCCAATTTCTCAGAAGAACGACCAAGTATGTTGAATCTCTTGATCAATTCTCCTGGTGGCGATCTTAATGCAGCTTTTGCATTAGTTGATGTGATGCGTGGTTCAGCTGTCCCAATTCGAACAATCGGACTTGGTCAAATTGCTTCAGCTGGATTATTGATTTTTATTTCTGGTGATAAGGGACAACGTCTTCTTACTCCGAATACTTCAATTTTATCGCATCAGTATTCATGGGGAGCATTCGGTAAAGAGCACGAGTTATTCGCACAGATTAAAGAATTTGATCTAACGACGAAGCGCATGATTGCACATTACAAGAAATGCACTGGATTAACGGAAGATAAAATTCGAGACGTTCTGCTGCCACCACAAGACGTATGGCTCTCTGCTCTCGAAGCAAAGAAACTTGGACTATGCGATGATGTTAAAGACCTTAAGTAATTATTTAAAATACTCGGGAATTTGGGTTGGTTTTGCAATCAATCCATTTCACTGGAAGTTAGACTTCGAATGGCTGCACCCAGATGACCTAAACCCAAATATGTATGGTTCGTACATTTCGTTTGGTCCAGTTTGGGTACGTATTGTTATTGACGATGGATCGTGGTAATTAAGGAGACTGATATGAGTAATGAAACACAGAGAGATTCACTTGCATTTATCATCGGTGGGGTTATTGTTGCAATTACTGCAATAAGTTGCACCACTTTTTACAAGTATAATGAGCTAAATGCAATGAAATCCAACATTGAATCAGCCATTGTAAAGGGTATTGACCCAGTTGCAGTTAAGTGTGCATACCGTAGTGGAGAGGTTATGTGCGCTGTTTATGCATCTAGTAGAAAATAATGCTTGACTTTTATTCAAATTAAGGGTATAATTGAGTTGTAGTTGAAAACTGCATGCTTGACTTTTAATCAATTTGAAGGTATAATTTTATTATGACTGTGATTCTTCGCGTTCGCGACACTGGCTCAAAGAGGAAGAAGCGTAAGCCAACGGCTAAACAACGGGAGTTGTCCGCATCTTGGGCAGAATTGTTGAAGAAGTATGAACCAAAGAAACCTGTGCTCAAAAGCAAGGATGATGGATTTACATACTCACTTGGAAAACCTGCTTGTCGTGAGACACCTAAGATTCCGAGTTTACCTTTTACTGGGGATCCATGCCTCAAGAAGTCCAATCCAGTTTATACTGGAACTAAGGTTAAAGGTATTGGCACTATGCACAAAAGTAACGCAGTTCCAATTTTTAGTGATGAAGAAGCTGTTGCCATTGCAACTATGAGGAGAAACTGATGTCTGAATTTTGTGTTAAGTGTAGTGAGAAAGAAGGTCAAATAGAATTGTTACAAAAACAACTCTATGAAGCCAAGAAGGAAATTGAAAGTTTGCAATCACATAACGAATCGCTCATCATGGACGTTGCATTCTATGGTGGCAGTTTAATTAACTTGTCATGCAATAACAAATAAGGTATAATTTTATTATGAACTCAGCGTATAACCAAATTGTTTCAGCAGCATCAAACTATGACCGAGTAGGTCTTCAAACGATTTATTCAAACCTCATCGCAGAGAAGATGAAGATGGATAAATTTTTCAGCATGTATCTGGATAAATTTGAACGCAAAATGGATTCAGAAACTCCAAACACCCCTATCTGGGATCTCTACAAAAAGAAACTAAAAGAATACAGTGAACTTGATCGAACAATTAAAGCAGCACAATATTATACAAACAAACTTAAACATGTTTAAAAACGCAAACGAATTTTCGCTTTACATTGAACAGCTGGTTCAGGAAAAGAGAATGACTCATATGGATGCAGTATTAGAATACTGTAAAGAGAATTTTCTTGAGCCACAGGACGTCGCTAAACTAATCAATAAATCCCTCAAGGATAAAATTGAGTTAGATTTTCAAGATATGAATTTTCTTCCTAAGACAGCAAAGTTAGATGTATAAAGCAGCATTCGTTGCAGTTGTTTTTGTTATCGCATTCTGGGCACTTGTATTTTCCCTAATGCCAACACATAGAACTGTAGTGTATGATTGTAGGTTATCAGAGATAAGTCCTGATTATCCTATCCAAGTGAAAGAAGCATGTAGGAAGTTGAGATTAGAACATGGACGGTTTTAAAGCGTATAAGTATTATATCGCAATTAAATTACACTTCACAAAAGATTCATTTGATGTTTTCAAAAATCGTGGAAATGTTAAGGGAACACGTGAAGCATTTAATGCGAGAAACGATAGATACATTTTTGAGAAACTTGCACGGAAATATCCAGTTGATAAAGAGTTAATCCAATTCTTTGTTGCAAACTTTGCATACGGAAACGATGCAGTTGTGTATACATATGAAGAAGCGGAACAATACCTATTTGAGTGGAACAGAAGAAAACAGTCAATCACAAAAGTGTTTTCCGACGATTTGTCAAGAATTTTAATGGATGCTTACAAGAAAAAACTTAAAGCAGACTCTATTTTAAATTTTACATCCAATCAATATCCGAGTATACTTAATCTATACCTTGGAAAACAGATAGGTCTTGAAACAATCAGAATCATTGATGATTATGAAAATATGTTAGTAAATTGGAAAGATAATTCTTCAATGCTTTTACTTTGGGAAAATGAAGTACGCAGAGTAGAAAAGGCAAAGGGATTTGTTAAATACGACGCAGATAAAATCGCTAAAGTATACAATCAATTTAAACTGGATATACAAGAGTTGTAAGATGGGTAAGACATTTCATAAGAATCAGAAACGATTCGAAGACGAGCAAACCAGTCAGCGTTCTGGAAAGCACGCCAAACATTCTAGCAATAGAAAAAGTGGCGGTATGAAAACGCTAAATAGTTATGTTGAAGAAGATTATGACGATCCTTTCGAGGACGATTTCGAAATTCGTGATGAGATTTTTATAACACATACTAAAGATACTAATTAATACTTTTAATACAAAGGAAATACGATGGATATTCAAGCACTCCGCAAAATGCGCAATTCTGACTTTGGCAAAATCGCCCAAGAGTTCGACAAAATTGCAAATCCCCAAACCGAATCTAAGTCTTACACTGACGATCGCTTCTGGAAACTAGAAGGCGACAAAGCAGGTAACGGCACAGCCACACTTCGTTTTCTACCACGTGTAGAAGGTGATGAGTTGCCATGGGTTCGAATTTTCTCACATGGTTTCCAAGGTCCAACTGGTAAGTGGTATATCGAGAATAGTTTAACTACTCTTGGTGAAAATGACCCAGTAGGTGAATTGAACACCAAACTATGGAACTCTGGTTCTGAAGCAAACAAAGAAATCGCTCGTAAGCAAAAACGTAAGTTGAGTTTCACTGCGAACGTCTTGGTTGTTGCTGATCCTAAGCACCCAGAAAACGAAGGCAAGGTATTCTTGTTTAAGTTTGGTAAGAAGATCTTTGATAAGATTATGGACAAAGCTCGTCCAACTTATGAAGATGAGAAGCCAGTCAACGTGTTTGACTTGTGGGAAGGTGCCAACTTCAAACTGCGTATGCGTAAGAAGGATGGTTACACAAACTACGACGAATCCACTTTTATGGATCCAGCACCTATCACTGAAGATGAGGATAAATTGCTTGCTATCGTAAATAGCCAGTACAAATTGTCTGAGTTTACAGATCGTAAGAATTTCAAATCTTATGATGAGTTGAAGAAGAAACTTGAAGAAGTTCTTTCTGGTGACAGTTTCTCAGCTAAGTCTGCTGCAGAAATTTCTGAACAAGAAGATCGTCCAGTTGCTCGTGCTCCAGAGATGGCATCGGCACCTGCTTTTACACCAAAAGCAAGTAAGCCAGCTCCAATGGAAGATGACGACGAAGATGTGATGTCTTATTTCCAGAAGATCGCTCAAGAAGAATAATTCTTAGCAACCAAAAAGAAAGCCAGCTTACGCTGGCTTTTTTCATTTTAGAACGGAGCGTATCGCTGCGTCACATACCTATTCAGACTTCCTTCTTCATGTCGAATAGGAGAACGAATCGTATTGTTTTGACTGTTTGAATTACTAATAGTTGTAGTTGGTGCATTAACTACATTGTTAGAAGACTTTGCCATATTATCTCTTGCTTCAGCTGAGTCCGCTGATTTTGAAGAAACGATTTCACCAGCATTTGATTTAACTGGCTCAACTCTAACTGGACTGTCTTCAGTTCCAATCGTTTTATAATATTCTTCTTGGCTTACTTCTTTACCATTGATTGTTGGTTTACCATCATTCCACTTGGCACTGATGTTTTCTTGAGTAGCTGATACTTGTTTATCTTTATCGCCACCAAAACCCAAGAAACTCTTGACACCTTGGTATCCTTCAGTTAAAGCACCACCTACCTTTGAACCGATGGCAGAACCACCCATATATCCAAGTGCGCCACCAACAATACCACCAACAGCAGTACCAACGATTGGAACTACAGAACCGATAGCTGCACCTGCCGCAGCACCACCCCATGCTCCTGCGGCACCACCTACACCACCACCAACTGCTTCGCCCTTCTTAACATCACCTTCATCTTCAGTGATTTTACCAGAAGCGATATCTTCGTTAGCCTGATTCCATCCAGTATATGCATCATAAGTACCCATGGCGATACCACCAATAGCACCTAACTTACCAGCATGTTTTCCGATGAATCCAGCTGCTTTACTTGCCATACCAAGACCACGTTTACCAACATTACTTGCGAGATCTCCGATAGTATCTAACATTCCACCACCAGATGATGCTCCTCCACCAGTTCCTCCAGCTTTAAATGCCTCTAGCATTTGCTTTTGAACTTCAAGAGATGCTATTAGTGTAGCACCCATGGAAGTTTCAGCTGTCACGGAGTCAGCTTCATATTTCTTACGCTCTGCGTCACCTTCTTCTTTTTCTTCAGAAGATTTAGAGAAGAATGTCGATGAGTTCGCAGCTTCTGGTTGAACAGCTGTAACTTTATCGGCTTTAGCTGGCTCAACGAGATTTCTTCTAAGTCTTGGGTCAATTTCTGCCAGTTGAGCAGAAGCAGCATCTCTTCTGGCGAGAAGTGCCTTTGATGGACCAAAGCCAGATGCCTTAGCTGCATCAACTTCTTTCTGAACCTTGGTAACTTCTTTCTGTTGCGCTTTAATCTTATCAAATTCTTCTTCTGCTTTTTTCTTTGCAGCTTCTGGATTTAAGTTCTTAAGATTGGCAACTCCACCAGTTTCACCCTTGTTCTTTTTATTAGCAAAGTCAAATGCCATTGCATTTTTAACGTATTCTTTTTTCTCAGCTTCAGTTGCTTGTTTTTCTTCACGCTGAGTCAGACGTCTATCAATCATTCCTGTTAGACTGTACTTACCAACCTTCAGTCTACCACCAGATACGTCTTCAATCTTTTGCATCCAGCTTTTCTTTTTAACTTCTTCGGCACCTTTAACATCGCCGATTAAGAATTTTCTCAAAGAACCTCTGTTGCCAGTTTCTAAATTCTTTTCTTTTTCAACTAAACCAGAACCAACCTTTTGACCAAGACCATTCTGAATAGCGATTCTAACATTTTCTTTGATTGCTTTAGAGAGATCTTTGATGTTTTCAACAAGAACATCGTTAGTTTTCTTTTGTTCGTCTTGGATTTTAGACTGTTGTGCAGCTTCAACCCTTTCAGATTTTTCTTTAACTGCCTCAAGTGCTTTAACCTGATCGACAATTACGACTTTCTTGAAGTCGCTTAAACTAACTACGTTTGCTGAAGCTGCCATTTTATTGGTTTCTCTCTATTCTTTGTTTTTCTTCTTCTAGGTATTGAACCAGCATTGCCACATAAATTTCTCTTTCGTACGGAATCATATTTTCAATCTCGGCCAAGGAGTATTTGTGATACTGCATTAAAGCAAAGTTAGTCTTATAATAATTATTTAAAGACTCATGTCCGAGATTAATCAAAAAAAACTTGCTGGTCCCTCCAACACTGTTTTATTATGTGCGCCACATGCTGGGCAGTCATACTCAATCTCTTGCTTGAATCTTGGAACAGTCACAAAGAAGTTTTCTAATTTGTCGAATTGTTCTTTTGTTAGATTCATCACAAACTCATTTAATTCTTCACGAGTTTGATCTTTAGCATGGAAGATTTGATCATCTGTGTAGATTGATTCAATACAATCAATAACTACTTCAATAATAGCATCGATATCTTCTGTTTTACCTTCAGACTTTTTAAGAGTATCAAGGTTTGGGTATTTCATAATAACCCCAACATTATCAAAAAGAGAAATCTTCTTTGAATGGTTAGGATCTTTGACTAACGGAATACCAGTTAAGTCAATGTCCAACTTAACTTTATTGTTTTCTTCTTTGCAATGTGCACATGTGAAAATCAATGGAACAACTTCACCAACTGACTTAGCACGAATTTGCGTGAACATATATTCGATGTCAAATATTGCAAGAGATTCAACATCAATCTTTTCTTTGACACAGTTACCAATAATATCTGTTAGAGTTGAGATCATAACATCAATGTCTTCACTCTGTTGAGATAGTAGAAGTGCTTTTTCTTCTTTAACTAAAAATGGTCTAAAACTAACGACTTTATCCGTTGACGGAATTGTCATCTTATAGATCGGTGTACTTTGTAATGGTAAAGACATAATATTATTCCCCCTTGTTCATATTCTGTATCATTTTCGCCAGTTCAGAAGTACTGCCAACAAATATGGCATTATTGTTCGTCACCGACTTCGCTGCCTCTTTTTTACCTGGCTCATCTAATTTCTGCTTCTGTTGGTGCAGATCCATTAGTTGCTGGTTAACATCGGCAAGTTGTTTCATAAGATTACCCACAACCTCAAAGGCACGTGGATGTTCAGATTGTTTTGCTACTTCAAGCGCATGCATCAAAGCATTCTGCCCAGTAGTTAAAAGTTCACGAAGGTTATTACGAGAAGTATCGTAATCTGATTCAATCTTTTGTTCTGGAGACTGGATTATTTCACCAGTCTCAGAATCAATAGTCTCACCTTCAACTGCAATCTTTTCTATTTTAGGAATATCAAAGACCTCAGATAATGTATCATCAATTTTCATTTTTATCCGTCGTTACGAGTATTGCGAGTAGGTGGATCAGAAGGATCTAGACCACCACCGAATCCACTACCAAAACCAGATGCGATTGGTTTAGGAGCAGTTGTATTTATCGGAGTTGGAGCACTAAACGCACTTGGTGCTGGTGCTGCTGAAGGAAAGCCAGATGTTGCTGGCATGCCAGTTGGTACGGCTGTTGTGCTTGGTGCATTTGTTGCTGCTCCTGCTAATTTTTCTTGTGTACGTCCGAATGCTGCGATACCCAAAACAGCACCCATTGCGATGTGGAACAAACCAGCACCCTGTAATGTCAATGGATTCCACTGAGTAATTGGTTGATGAGTAAGTGCCTGTAACAATGCCCATAGTACTGGGAATACTGCCATATCAAGCAAACAAATCAACATATACATCCAACCCATAGCTGGTCGCCATTGCTTTTGCATCCAGCTATCGTCACTTTTCTTTTCTACTGTGTCAGTCATTTTATTATCCTTATTATTAGAACCACAGGAACAAACCATTTAGACTTAGTACGAGACCAAGTCCAGCTACTGCGAAACTGCTCCAAAACATTGCCATACTAACTGCCAAAATAGAAGCAGAAAGAATAACGATAGCCAACTGATAAGCAGTTGAAGCGTAACCAATCCATGGGCTACCTTTCTTTGCTTCTTCACGGACACGTTCCATTTCACGTGCTTCAGTTGCAATGTCTTTCTTGTCAGAATCCATGCGATCTTTTTCTGCCTGGAACTTTGCTGCCAATGCCTGATCTTTAGTTGTCAAAGCTGCGATTTCGTAACTTACGCCACGACCATTCTTAGCCTGATATTGAGCCCACTTGTTATTAGCACCAAGAGTATTATTTAATACTGTGCTTGATAACTTACCAGCGTACCATGAGTTAACAGCCAACATCAAAGCGAATACGGAGATAACCATACCAGCTTTATCTTTAATTTTTGCTTCACGTTCACTTCTGCTGCCAACTGGTGCCTTCGGTGCGTCTGGGTTTTTTGGTTGTTTAGTAACCAAATTTAATACTGAATCGATAAGTGCCATCTTATTTCCTTTTTATTATTATAATTTTTACCAGTTGTTTCCATAGTTAGATAAGTCGCCCATTGGGTTTCCGTTTTCATAACTATAATTTGTAATCGTTGTAGTATTCCCGTTATTTTCTGCAAGGATACTACTTGGAGTTGTAACTGGAGGTGGTGTAGGAACTTCTGCCACACCAGCGTCTGACTCCCAATAACGATACATCATCGTCACAGTCAATTTCATAATTTCTTTTTGTTCATATGATAATTGAACTGCGTTTACTGTTTTTGGGTATGCTTCATATAAAGTAACTCTATGTACTGTTTGGTCTTCCAAATCTTCGACATAAATGTTCATCTGAGGACAAGTGTAACTATCATAGTAATTGAAGTTACGAGATGTTCCCTGCTGAATACTTTTAATCCACTTATCAAAAACATCCTTCACGATCATATCACCATCAACATAAAAAGATAGAGTGATAGCATCATAATTAAACTCATACGGCATTTCACGAACTTCGCCGAATGTTCTAATTTGGGTTGTATTAACATTCAATCCAGGAAGCTGAATTGCGTCACACAATAGTTGCATTCTTTGGACATCGCTAATGTGAATACTATCACGAATGAGTTGTGGCAGTGTAATCTCCACACTGTAGCGGTTGGTTCTTGCGAAGCCAGCTGTTAATTGTCCAACGAATTCTGAAATTTTCATATTTTTCTAACCGAATCTTTCCAAACTTGTTCTTTAGTCGCACCAACAAATCTCTCAACTGGTAACATCATTGCCGTTGCCCAATCCTGAGAATGGACTTTTCTAAACGGAGATCTTACATGGTCAAGTAGATAGTGCTTAACACATGGTGCTGCAGCAGCGAATTTGGATGCACTGCTGATAAGGTTCCATGAGTATTTAATTCTTGTATTTCCATCCATCTTGTCATTTGTCTTAAATGCCATTAGGCGACTTAATAAAACAACACGCATTTTATATGGTAGATAATGTAGATTGATTCCCATAAAACCACCTGGAACAGATGCATAAGGTAAAACCAAAGGAAATCTATCATAGTAAGGTAGAGTCGCTTTAGTTTTTGGATCGTAGAAATACATATACATATTTCCAGGGATCATCCTTGCTTTTAATTCCGCTTGGTCTGAAACACGCATAATTCTGTTAGGAGTTATGCCTTGTCTGTTCATTAGTAAAACCTGCTGATTGAACCATGCCTGAGACTTCTTTACAGAGTCTTGAAGGTTATACTGGTTTCGCTCAAAAACATCGAGCAAGTTTGTAGGTGTTTTATTAGCCATTTAATTATTTAGGTCATTTTAGACCGAGCTCATGCTCAGTTATGATTTTAAATTCCCATCCACGATCTTTAGCATATTCAGTTGCAGCCTTCCATTTAGCCTGATTCTTTATGTAAGTCATTGATTCAGTCAAATATCGCTTAGTCTGACGACCTGGAAATACTGGGGGTTGGGTTTGGTTAAATGGTTTTACTTCGATTAGATATGTTTTTAGCCCAGTTTTACCTTGAACTTGAATCTGGAAATCCACGAAATAACGATGTATTCTGTCGTCAGTTGGGCATCTGTAAGGGACGATTGTCTCCTCAGACTTCCACTTTAATACAGCTGGGTTCTTATCACACCAATTTGCGAACTTAGTCTCCCAACTGGATCTCATTATGATGTTGGACGGGTTTCCGTTGTACTTCTCAGGAAACATTGGAATGAATCGTCTTTTATGAAACATAAATATGTCTAGAAATAAATAACTACCTTTTATTTAGACTTGTGTCACATCACCTAAATAATTGTATAGAGAGCAACCCAACTAAAAAGAACATCAGATGCAAGATTCTAATGCCAAAAATTTAAACCCATCCAGATCTGGAACTTATGGAGCACCGACAGATGCACCAGATTTTCAAACTTCAGGAACTGGTGGTGGCAACAAATACACTGTTAAAAATGCTCAGTACCCATCTGACCTGTATGACAACAACATGGTCTATGGTGGCAATTACGTCATTTTCTACATTAACGTGGCGGACGACTCCAAGCTATTAACAGAAGATAATGCGACTACGATTGCTGGTGACATTCCAGCGAGACAGCGTGGTGGATTGATCGGACAGGATTTAAGCAAACTAGAAGGTGCTGGCGCAGTGGCAACTGTAGGTGCAGTTGGTGGCGTCGGTGTTAATGCTATTTCTGGACTTGCCAAGGGACAGACGAACGTAGTTTCAGTTGCCAAAGATGCTGCCATTGGTGGTGGTATTGGTTTAGCTTCTGGTGGTGTTGTTGCAGCTGCATCAGCTGGTATGGCAAGACAACAGAAAAGACTTGCTCAGGCGATTGCTCTGCATGTTCCAAACCAATTAAGTATTCGCTACTCAACAGAGTGGCAGACAGAAGATACATTCGCATTCCAGGCAGCTGCCATCGCAAATAGAGAAGTTGCTAAAGCAATTACTCCAGAGAACATTCTATCAATGTTGTCTGGTAACGGAGCAAAGTCAAATGTTGGTGGAGCAGCTGGTTCCATAGCAACAAACATCGCTCTTTCTAAAACACCTGTTGTTTCTGGCGCAATGTCTGCAGCTTCTGGTATGGCTGCGAACCCAAAGAAAGAACAAGTATTCAAGAACGTAAACTTCCGTGAGTTTACATTTGATTATACATTCTCACCAAGAAATGCAACTGAAGCTGCAAACGTGAAGGAAATAATCTATTTGTTCAAACTTCACATGCATCCAGAATACAAAGATACAAACAACTTCTTGTTTATCTATCCTTCTGAATTTGATATTTACTATTATCAAAATGGTAAAGAGAACCTGAACCTACATCGTCATACCTCATGTATTCTAAAAGACATTAATGTAAACTACACACCGAATGGTGCGTTCAATACATTTGCCGATGGTATGCCAACCCAGATTAATGTCACACTATCCTTCGTTGAGTTGGCTATCTTGACAAAAGAACTTATTAAGGATAAATTCTAATGTATTTTAATCGACTACCAGAGATGTTATACAACTTCCCATTTGCGGATGGGGAGAAGATAATTGTCGTTCGTGATATCACAGCGAACGTCCGTGTTTTAAAACAAACTTTAGAGAACATCGCTCTTTTTGACCAATACGATATTATTGATGGAGAAACTCCAGAGATTGTATCAGCGAAGTGGTATGATACACCAAAGTATCATTGGGCACTTATGATTGCCAATCAGCGATTTGATTATGTGAACGATTGGCCGCTGACATATACAGCTCTTCAACAATATTGTATTGACAAGTATGGTGCAGATAATATCTACGCAATTCACCACCATGAAGATGCGAACGGATATGTCGTTAATGACGATGTTCCTCTTGCAACACCAATATCTAATATTGCGCATGAAGAGGCGATTAACGAATCTAAACGAAGAATAAGAATAATTTCTAAAGACCTTCTCCAACAATTAACTGACGAATTTAATAAAATTTTTAGTGTATGAGCGGAACTGATTCTTCACAATTAAAATTTGCTGGCGATGTCAACATACAGAGAGTTACAATTACCTCTCTGGTAAATGGCAAATCGTTTAATGCAGCACACCAACTGGCAACTATACATATCTACGAAGATATGTTTTCACCATTTATCACTGGTTCTTTAATCTTTACAGAATCATTGGATTTTGCAAGTAATTTCCCATTCGTTGGCGAAGAAGTTGTCGATCTAAAGATATTCACACCGACACTTGACCAGAGCGTAAATGCTAAGGGTATTATTGAAGGTAGATTCTACATCTACAAAATGTCAGACAGAGAACAGTTGGCAGAGAAGAACGTAGCCTACCAATTACATTTTATTTCAATCGAAGCAATTAGCGATATCAATACCAAGATCTCAAAGGGGTATGATGGTAAGATCTCAGACATTGCAACGAAACTATTAAAAGACGATGATGCATTAACAACGAAGAAGCCAGTAGTTGTTGAACCGACATTGAACAAAACAAAATATGTTTCTAATTTCTGGTCACCAATCAGAAACATTAATTACATTTCAGAAAGAGCACAAAACTCAAACCAATCTCCAACTTATGTTTTCTTTGAGAATAGAGATGGTTTTAATTTTGTATCATTGGATTATTTGAATGCTGGTAAACAGATTCAAGAGTTTAAGTTCATTAACTCACAACAGGTTGTTAATCCAACTGGCGGATCGAAACGAAACATCCCATTGGATTATCAGAGAATAACAGAACTAAATGTTCCAGTTACCCATGACTATATGGATAAAGTTACCACTGGTGCATATGGTTCAACTTTGTTGTTTGCAGATATTACAACAAAGAAATACTATAATGTGAAGTATTCTTTATTCAATGATTGGAAAGATCCAAAGTTCAATCGTTTGAACAAATACCCAATTGCTTCAAACAAGATTTTCACAACTTACAGAGCAGCGATGTTCAGTGATAATATTGAAACTGGTTTGATGACAGATTATGAAGATACTACCAATGTTCGTTTCAGACAGCAGAGAATTTCAAGATTAAAACAGGCAGAAGCATTTAAGGTTCAGATTGTTGTTCCAGGAAGAACAGATTACACAGTCGGTAAAGTTGTAAATGTTAAGGTGTTTAAATCTGAGCCAATTAAAAAAGAAGACGCTGATGAAGAATTACTAGATGAGATTATCAGTGGTAAGTATTTGATTGCTGGTATTAACCATTCAATTGATAGACAAAAGCATGAGTGTCATATGGAATTGATAAAAGATTCGTTGACGATGAGTTTAGATAAGGCGAAATAATGATTACGAAGTTTTATACTGGTTGCGTTGAAGACAGAAATGACCCACTAAAGTTAGGTCGTTGTCAGGTTCGTATTGTAGGTTTACATACCGAAGATAAAACAATACTTCCAACTGCGGATTTGCCATGGGCATTCCCAGTTACACCTATCACTTCAGCAAATACTTCTGGTATTGGTCAATCACCTCTTGGTCCAGTTGAAGGAACATGGGTTCTGATTGCCTTTATGGATCCAGATCAGCAGATGCCAATGATGATGGGTACACTTGGTGGTGTTGCTCAGATTCCAAACTCAACTGACGATCCTGGTAAAATTGTATTAAACGAAGTATCTTTCTCTGGTCAAACAACACCAACTGATCCGTCAACTGGCCAAACAGTAACTCCACCAGATACAGCTGCCAATGCTGGTTCAACTGGTTCTGCCAATTCAGCTCCAGGAAATATCAAAGACGGAAAAACAATTGAAGGACAAATTACTGGTCCATTGGCTGGGTTAATTGCCAAGGGCGAATCTGGTTCAGCTGGATACGATGCGTTTAATCGTGGAAGTAATGCGCCTCCAGGAACTGGTTCTACTGGTGGAGAGAAGTTAACATTAACTTCAATGACCATCAAAGACATTATGGCTCAACAGGCATTACCAACTGGAGATCCAAAGAAATTATTTGCTGTTGGTAAATATCAATGTATTCCTGTCACTTTAACATCAGCATGTAAAGCACTGAACATTGACATTGATACGAAGTTCACACCACAGGTTCAAGACATTATTTGTCAAGAGTATTTGGTTGGTCGTAAACGTCCAAAACTAATTGCATATTATCGTAACCCAGATAAGAATAGTGAAACACTATTAAAAGAAGCTGGTAAATCTCTTGCTGCAGAATTTGCATCAATCGAAGATCCTTATTATCCAGGATATCCTTACGGTGGTCCAACAGGAACATATTACAAAAACGGCAATAAGGTTCATACAACTTACGAAAAAATAAAAGCAACATTATTACATGAATGGGATTTCCGTAATAATCAGAAGTCACCACCACCAACAGCTACTATCGCATCTGGCGATAAGATAGACAAGGGAACTGACTATACTGGTGTTGCTGTAAATTATAAACCAATTGACGATTCATCAAAGACAGGTGCTGTTCAATCTGCATCTGCGCCAGCTGCACCAGACGCTGGTGGTTTCGGTATTGGTAACCTTCCAATCCAAGTTCCACCTGAATTAGCTGCACTCGGAAAAGCAACTGGTCTTGGAGATCTTGGTTTACCAGCAGACTTATTATCTGGAATCGCATCAATTCAAAATGATATTAAGAGTTTAGTGTCATCGGTAGATATTAATGGTGCACTAAAAGATATTCTTCCAGATACTAGTATTCTGCATGACTTCGGTGGCTCTTTATCTGAAGTGGCAACAACACTTGGTATTCCGAATGTCACTGGAAGTGTAACTGAGTTGGTTCAAAACCTTGGACTTGCAAGTTATTCACCAGATGCATTGATCCGAGAATTAGAAACAATGGCTGGTTCAACTACTGGGCAGGCAAAAGCACTATTAACAAAATTACAAAATGAACCAACGAAACCAAATGTTGCACCAATCGGACAGAAAAACCCAGACGGAACAATTAGTAACGGAACTGGAGTTGACCCGACTAAAGGATTCCAAGATCCTAATGGCGTATATCCAAAATACAAAAACGAACAAGACAGCAATCGACTTGCCACAGGAAATAATCTTGGTAGAACAATTGTTCTTGAAAAGGAAGCATCGTTAGTTAAAGATGTTCCAGTTGCCAATGGTGGAACATGGGATCAGGTTGGCGTTCCGTATAATGCCAAGTATCCATATAACCATGTGACACAATACGAAGCTGGCCATGTCGTTGAATATGATAGCACTCCAGAATCTGAGCGTATCCATATCTACCACAAGAAAGGCACTTTCGTTGAGATTGATGCCAATGGTACACAGGTAAACAGAATTGTCGGCGATGGTTACGAGATTATTGAGCGTAACGGTAACGTATATGTTAAGGGTGCGTTAAACGTAACAGTTGATGGTGCATACAATTTAAGAACAGACAACGCATTGAACATTGAAGTTTCTGGTGCGTCAATTATTAACGTATACAATGATTGCGACTTCAACGTAAGTGGTAATATGAACATGGCTGTCGGTGGTTCATTTAACCTAGCAGCGAATCAAATTAACCTTGAGTCTTCACATAATATAAACATTAAAGCCAAGACTGGTATTAAAACAATGGCTGGCTCTGATATTCATACATACTCAGAGGGAACTATGTTTATGCAGGCTGATGGTAATATTAGTCAGAAAACATCTGGATTCATTGCCATCGAAACAGAAGGTGATGCGAATATCAAATCCGCAGGTCTTGTCAACATTCAAAGTCAATCAACTACGAATATTAAATCTGCATCTGGTATCAACCTTCAGGCAGAATCAACTGTTAACCTTAAATCTGCATCTGACTTTAATATTGGCGCAGACGGAACATTGAGTTTAAATACACCTGGTATCTTTGCTATCGATGCAGCTGAAGTTGATATGCAGGACGGAAACTCAAATACTCCAGGAGATGCTGGTGAAGCTGAATCTGCAAAACCAGCGGAACATGCTAAAGGCGCAGAACTTGAATTGCCAGTTGAAACTAGAGGAACATCTGGAACTGTTTCATTCCCACCATTGACAGTTCCTGGACGTGGTGGTGAAGTTGGTTTTGATGGACCGAATACTGGTGATTCAAAATCATATGTTGCTGGACGTATTCAAAACAATCAATCATCAAAGACAGATGCTCAATCAAATTCAATCGTCCTTGATAAGAATGTTCCTGCGGCAAAACCATCGACAGTTCCAGTTGGAGCAAGTTGCGATGCTATCTTTGCAATGGACTCTAAGAACTTCACTGCTGGTATGAAATTATCCAAGCACTTTACGCTTGGTGATTTAACAAAAGGTGGTGAACGTATTCCTCGTCAGAGTTATGTTGTTGATGGTGTAACATTGACACCACAAGAGATTGTATGTAACCTTAAAGGATTGGCAGAAAATCTACTTGATCCAATCGCAGATAAATATGGAAGAAACTCATTTGTAATTACAAGTGCCTTCCGTCGTCCTCCAGTTGGAGATATTCCAGGAGATCTTGGAGCAGGACATAAAGAAGGTGGCGACCATCCTCGTGGTTGTGCAGCGGATATATCGTTCACAGCTGGACGTAAGCGTATGCATGAGATTGCCTCAGAATTGACTCAGTCACTTCCAACATGGAACCAGATTATTCTTGAATATGATGGTCCAAGCAAAACATGGATTCACTGTGCCTTTAGATACAGTGGAAACAAGGGAGATTATTTCACAATGAACCAGCATAAGACTTTCGCTGGAACATACCCTAGAGGTGGCTTTGCCCTAGTATAATGTTAAGAGTTACACAGATTAACGCATCGGGTTTTAGTGTTTCTTCCGAGCATCCAGTAGATGACTATAATCTACCAGCTGCTCTGGAAGCTGTGGATAATTTTACAGTGGACATTACTTTTGAAGGTAAGTATCCAACAGATACAGTTGACCCAGTTTCTGGATTAACTTCTACAACTTATCAGTATGCCAATGCAACCGATGTAACCAGTACGTTTAATTGGAGTTCCATTGGAATAACATACAGTAAACCCAATGCGTATACTGTTCGTTTGACTGGACCAGCGAGAAATGTATTTACGAATCAGTATTATCAATTCACGATGCCAGATTATACGCAGCAACAGTTACAACCAGATACATCAGCGAAATTTTTAAGTCTTAGCCGTTATAGCAAACCAAACCCAACTAGCGTTATGGAGACATATCCCTTCGCTGTGACTATTCCAGCGACTTATGGAAGTTCTTCTACCACTGTTGAAAACTATTCGATGACACAGTGGTTCTATTGGTCATATTTGGTTGCGTTTGCGAATATAGCAGCTTTAAAGGGTAAGGGGACTAGATAATGCCAGCAATTGCAAGAGTTGGAGATAAAGTTTTATCACCGAATGGAACTGGATACCATTGTACACAACCAATGGAAACTGCAGTTGGTGAAGGTAATACGCACAATGTCAAGCTAAATGGAATGCTTGTTGTTGTCGAAGGATGTAAAGTAGCACCCCATCCTCTCCCAGGATGCTCAACGATTGATGAACAGGTTTTATCAACATTCTCAAATACCATAAAGATTGGTGGATTGAGAGTTGGAAGAATCGGCGATATGATGGGAGATAATATAATTGTCCAAGGATCGACAAATGGTTTTGCAGGTGGCTAAATAATAGTATGGCACGAAATTCTAGACTTTTCACAGACTTAGACCTAAACTTCTTGGCACACCCAGTGACCAAGGATGTAACAACACAGGTAGATTATCAGGCAATTAAAGCGTCTGTGCGTAATTTGATTCTAACATCGAACTACGAAAAACCTTTCCACCCAGAAATCGGGTCTCCAATCAAATCCTTATTGTTTGAACCAGCTACGCCAATTCTACCTATTCTTATTCAGAAGGCGATCCATCAAACAATCGACAATTTTGAAAAACTGTCCAAATATTCTAATTTATCGATCTGATTCCTAATTTACTTTCTAAAACGCGGCAAATGTTTGCCACTCCAAATTTC